TCAGGCCGTAGGCCTGACGCGGAAGGCCAGGAACACCGGGCCGAATGGGAAGGTGCTGACTTCCAGCTCATCCAGGGGATTGAGCGTGCGCGTGCGGCCCCCTGCGTTGCTGTAGATCATGTGGCTGCTCGACACCGCGATGTTGATCTTGCCGGCGGCGGCCTGGATTAGCGTGGCCTTGAACCCTTCAGTCACATCGTCACCTATCGTGAGCGTGACGTCGGTGTCGCTAATGACCAGGATCGACTTACCTGAATCCGCCATGGTCAGAGGCCTGCTGCTGGTGATCGAGACATTGGGGTGCACATGGCCCCCGGCGTGGTAGCTGACCATCCTGGGGTCGGCGAAGACCCGGGCGAAGGAACCGACATAATTGACACTGGCGCGCATGTCATCGAATTGTTCGACCACATAGGTGCCGATGCTGCCCGAGACCTCGCCGTTGGGGTCCAGAACCCACTTGCGTCCGACCATCAGCCCAATCTGGGTGTTGGCCCGTACACCGGCACGCATCTCCTCGAGAAACAGCTGGCTGATCTGGCCGCCGCCTTTGCCCTGGACATAGGTAAAGCGTGCTATGGAGTGGCTGTCCCCGGTAGGGCTGCCTTGGGCTGTATCGATTCGGTAGTCGACAAAGTCCGCTGATACCGTGGTGGTCGTGGTGTTGGCGTTAGGTGCCCAGGTGAAATCCAAGACCCTTCCGGTTTTCACCTGTTCCAGCGATGTGGTGGTCTGCGAGGTCGTAGTAGAGCCTGACTGCTTCAAATCATCGTTCATGCTGCTCATCCTTAAGTGAAGTGCGTGCTTGAGTGCGGGCCGAAATGCCCGGGGCATATGACCGCCGCCATATCGCCACTTTTCCTGAAAAGCCCTGGTGTCTCGCTTGATACGTATGGAGTTCCTGCCTCGCTCCAGGGGCGTGAGGGGAAGCAGACAATCGGCTGTTGCGGTGCCTCCAGTGTGTGCGGTGCTGACTCGAGTTGGTTGCTGTATATATATACAGTATTCGAAGCTTGAGCACGGCGCGACTTGCGCCGACGAACTGTAGGGGGGGAGGGGGTGGTGCTGGGTCGGCAGAATGCCGGAGGCGGGCTACAGCAGTACCCGTTCAATCCACAGCTGTAATTGAAGCGTCCGAATGCGCCCCCCTGAGCGGGTTTTTTATTGCCTGGAGAAAAATAAATGCCGATCACCGAGCAGCAGTTGCTGCAGATCCTCCCTCAAGCCCGCCAAGTCGCGGGCTTTTTTTGCCTGCACTGAATGCGGCGATGGCGCGCTTCAAGATCAACTCGCCTGTGCGGATGGCCGCGTTCATTGCCCAGGTAGGGCATGAGTCGGGGCAGTTGACGCGCATGGTCGAGAATCTGAACTACAGCGCTGATCGGCTGCGGGCAGTCTGGCCGAACCGTTTCGACGCAGCCCTGGCTGCCCAGGTGGCCCGCAAGCCTGAGCAGATCGCGAACATCGTCTACGCCGGCCGTATGGGTAACACGCTGCCGGGTGATGGCTGGAAGTACCGGGGCCGCGGCCTGATCCAGTTGACCGGTGCAAACAACTACCGAGCCGTCGCCGCTGCCTTGGGCCTGGACTTAGTGAATCACCCTGAACTGGTAGAGCAACCAGAGGCTGCAGCTCTGGTCGCCGGCTGGTTCTGGCAGTCGAATGGGCTCAACGAACTGGCCGACTCTGGGCAGTTCGCGAAGATCACCAGGACAATCAACGGCGGGCTGACTGGCCATGCCGAACGGGTGGCCCTGCGTGATCTGGCCGCGAAGGTGCTGGCGTGAGCGCCTGGCTGTTACGTGGCGGCCTGCTGGTGCTGGTGCTTGCCTCTTACTGGGGGATCTATCAGCACGGACGGTCGAACGAGAGCGCAGAGTGGCAGGCGCGTTGGAATGCCCGTGACGCCGGCGATAAGCAGGCTTGGGCTATTGAGCAGGCTTATGATGGGGTGTGGAAATAACTATCTTGGCTTAGAGGAAAGGGCACTGAATTTCTCCCGTACATGCTCAGCGTACCCCGCACTGAAATGACCAACATCATGTGCGATGTTGGTCATTAGTGGTGTGTTTGTTAGTTTAAAGATTCTTCGATGTTATTGAACTTCCAGCGCGAGCTTGGTGATAGTTTTTCCGCGATCCTTTACAAGGCTGTCTTCTATGAAAATTTCGCTGTCAAAGGCAACGTAATATACGCCTTGTTGGGATTGGCCTTTTACAGTCATTAAGTAACCTCTTGGGTCGTTACGTTTCCATTTGTCACCCTTGTCGGGTGCCAGAGAGTAATAGGCATCACTGATGTCGCTATCTGTGCTCCAAGTACTGACTGCAACTTGGATCTCTCTGCTTCCTGCGTTCGTGATAGATATGCTCATATTTATATTCCTTTTTTGGATTGATTGTTCCATGAGTTGGCTCCCTATTCAAAGAACTTGCAGGCTTGCTACTGCTGACTTCAATAGTTGGATTGAGTCGCGGGGGCTAACTTTTGTTGGTGCTGAAGGAAATACATGCATGTCGCAAGTTTTTTGATTTAGTACGTTTGCTGCATCGAACAGTTAAGACCATCAGCGAATGAACGCAAGGCGTTCTAAATTTTTCTAGGCTTGGTGATTTTCAGGCTGTTCAAATGAGCTGAAGTGTGAACAGGCTTATGGCAGTGTCACCAATGGCTCGATCAGTTCCGGCCCATGATTCCGCACGTTTCCGACCGCGGTGCATACCCTGAACCACTTGAAGGAGTTGGCCGATTCGCCTTGGTGCAACGCCATCTGTTCGGCGCGTTCCTTCGGCGTTGCCGGATCGAGCCATTCCCGGGCCAGGTCTGGTGCAAGGACCACAGGCCGGCGGTCGTGGATGTCGACCATTCCCCCTTCGCTATCCGCTGTGATGATCACAAAGCCTTCGTGCTCGCTTCGGTCCTGGCCAGGCAACTGTCCGATTGAGGCGCAGAGGATGGGGGAGCCGTTGCGGTGATTGATCAAGTAGGGCTGTTTCTTAGGTCCGCCTTCGTCCACCCATTCAAACCAGTTATCGATCGGGCATATGGCCCGGTGCGGCCAGATCTGGCGGAAGAACGGCCCGTGAGCCACTTTCTCGACCCTGGCATTGATCGGCGCGGCGCGGTCGGTGGCCCAATGTGGCCTCCAACCCCAGCGCACGGCGTCGGCGTGTAGTTTGTCTTCGGCGACGTGGAAGAGGGCTAGCTGCATCGTCGGCGCCGCGTTGTATCGCCCCAGGGGCTGATCACCGACGTTATTGATCAGGGCCCCGGGCATGCGGGCTGCGACGAAGTCATGGATGCCGCGGTACTGAGAGAGTCTTCCACACATGGCTGTGTCCTCGGTTGCTCTCAGCGTAGCTTTCCACGAATACCTTCAGGTATCTGCCGACCTAAAGGGGGGGGCTTTGTTGATTTCTGTTTCTGGTTCATGTGTCTAGCAAAAAGGCGAGTGCTATTTGAATTGGTTTTTATTGCTGTTGGCGATAGGGGGGGAGCAATTATTTATAGCGGATAGAAGTTTGAAATCTCTTGTTTAGAATACTATTTGCAAATTTTGACATGGGGGTTTTACCAAGCTTTAATCGACAGGGCGTATCCAAAGATTGGATTCGAGTAACAGGGAGAGGCTCTTATCAAGAGTCTCAGTAAATAAGGAAATAAGAAAATAAGGAAGTTAGAATGTCTGAATCAGCCAAAAAAACAGGCTCGCAACTAGAGGCATCACCTGCTCGCAAAGATGTCACCCTCTACGACAAGGATAAAATCAAGATCCACATGTCAATGCCCGTTACAGTGAAAGTCAATCAGAGCAAAGACGTGAGCTACGACTGCGTTCCATATTTGATGAACAACACGGGCTTTCCCGTCGAGTCGGCGGAGTTCACCATCACACTCAATAATGTGAGGAATGGTGGTGGCACGAAAGACGAGATCCTGAACGTGCAGTGGTGGGACCCACAAACTTTCACGCCGTACCGGACCATGACTTTCAGGTGTGGTCGGGTTGAGGTCGGTGAAGACAAGAAGTGTGATCCCAACCCTCTTACTTGCTCTCAAATCAATTGCCACACCACAGTGACGAACGGGAACGGCACGCAGACGCTCCAAAATACCCTGAGCATTGTCTCGCTCACTTATAAACCCACAAATCCGACCTCTGATATTGGTGATGGACCGAATATCATTATTGGCTAGTTGATTTGCGATCGCGAGGCCCAGTAGTCAGGGGCTCGCGGTCGTCCCCGGCTTTATGGATTCTCCGAACAAGTCCGCAGATGTGCTGAAATACGCCTGACTACCTGATCCGAGCCGCCCATGCGCCAGTTCGCACGCCTGACGCTCAGCGCGCCGATCCCCGAAGACACCACGATCATGAACTTCCGGCACTTCCTGGAGAAGCATCCGCTCGCACCTGCGATCCTCGCGTTGCAGGAAAAAGGCCTGTCGCTGCGTCAAGGTACCATCGTTGATGCAACCATTTCCGCCACTGCTTAATGCCAGGATCAACGGCATGGCTCAGCTCGGGATGAACATCAATGGCATTGAGGAGGTCGATGGAGCCCTATATGCGCAATCGTGGTGGTGTCGCGTTGAGTAGCAATTGGGGGTGTTTTTTGTTTGGCAGGACGCCGGGGAAGGGAGAGTTTTGCAACGATTACTAAATAGTTTTGTAACGATGCTCAAGAAGCGCCGCCTGGAAAATCCCCCAGACACAAAAAAGCCCTGAAAAATCAGGGCTTTCTCGTTGAGATTTGGCGGAGGCGTAGAGATTCGAACTCTAGGACCTGTTACAGTCGGCGGTTTTCAAGACCGACCTACAAGTCTAGATAATTCGGGCCTTTGAAGCTGTTTTGCGTCCTAATACTGCTTTGAAATAGGGCGGCTACAGGCCTTGATATGCAAGGCCCGAGCTTCCAGTTTTGGAACTCTTTTTAGGCTATTTTGTGGGCTTTGCGAGAGCCCCGATGCGACGGTAAACGCGCTCTGTTATGTCGCCTTTGGTATGACCCAGCAACAGACTTGCATCTTCCACGTTCGTGATTTCGGAGGCCGCTTTGGGCCGGATATCGCGAAACTGAAACTGACGGATTCGGCTCGCAAGAATCATGTCGCCATCCGCCTCAGCAGCTTTTGCCGCCTCATCTCGAGCGTCGTCCCAGCGCCTGCGTAGCATGGTTGTGGTAACTCGCCTGCCTTCCTCGGTCAGGATGAGATAAGGCGAGCTGTGGCTCTCGTTTCGCCGGAGAATGCTCTGCACAAGAGCTCCTAGACCTGTCTCTTTCCCCTCTACCTCCAGCATGATCCTGAGCTTTTTATGGGTCTTGTTCTGTACGACCCCTAGCGCAGATCCCTCGATGTCATCCTTCCTCATTAAAAGCACGTCTGCAGGCCGCTGGCCGCTCAAGTACGCAAGATCCATTGCGACCTTCAGCTCCTGAACAGCCTTCTTGTAGACCGCATCCCACACTGCGTCATTTGCATAGAAGTCCCGCGGTGTTTCCTTGTTCTTGCGAATGCCTTGGCACGGATTCTCCCGGGCGGTCAGCCCCCATTCCCGCGCCATGTTGAAGACGTGAGAGAGGGTAGCAATCTCCCTGTTTGCCCTAACCTTTGCGCTGCGCGCGTCACGGTACTGTGCGATCTGGGAGGGGGTGATCGCATCAATGGGTGCGTCGTCAAAGTAGGGCCTGAGCTGGCGCAGCTCGGCGCGGTTGTCCTTCTGGGTTCGCTCTCCCTTCTTCGGGATGATGTCTCGCTCGTATCGGTCGAAGATGGCCCGCATAAGGCACAGATCCTGCGGCTTGTCCTTCGCCTCCAGCTCTGCCCACTTCAGGCGCGCCAGGCTCAAATCGCTGCCAAGCGTGACCTCCTTTCCTTTGGGATCCAGGTAGTAATAGCTGACCCATACCTTTCCGTTCTTTCGCGTGCGCTGCCGCACATACATGCGCGGCGGCAGATTCCGATTTTGCGTTTTGCGGGGGCGCATATCACCTCACCTTTGAGATATCAGGTATCCACGCAGGGGTGGCCGGCGGGGGTGGCGCGAGCTGGACCACTTCCAGAGTTGCGCCCAGTTTCATGCGAACGTACTGACGCCCAACCAGGGGGCGACCGCTACGGCTCTCGACAAAAGTCCAGCCACGATCAAGGAGCCAGCGACGTTGCCAGCCCCTGAGCTTGTAGCCAGTCAGATCGGCCAGCTCCTCGTCCGAAAGGATCTCTGTTTCCATAGGGTTCTCCACGCCGCGCGTGGCGGCAGAAGGTGGTTAATCAGCCTGTAGGCGGTAGTAGGTGGTGCACCGGCACCGTGGGCAGATCATGTCGCTGACGCCCGAGCCGTACTTTTTGCTTGGCACCTTTAGCCGCTCGCTTTCCATGTGCTTGTTCTTGCAGCGGCAGCACTGAACTTTTATGTCGGGCATGCGTGTCTCCTGCCCGCAGAGCTGCAGGCTTTCCGATTGTTGAATGGGGTGTTTTAGGCCGAGAGCTCGATCAGCGGGATTCGGCTCATGTGCATCGTGTAGCCAGTCTTCTTTTCCATGGCGTTGTACTGGGCAAGCAGGTCAGGGTGATGCCGGCGACCATTGCGCAGGTCACCCTTGCTACCGAACATGCAGTACACGCAACTGAGCCGGTCGTTGCCCTCGGCGTAGGCGTAGTGGGGCGTTTGGCCGGCAGCTGCAATGGTGCTGAACACCTCTTCGGTCTTCATGTCGTGCACCACCAGCCACTCGTACCAGGTCAGCACCGAATTGCTGATGCCCATCTGGCTCAACTCTTTGCGCTTGGCCCGCCCCGGGGATTCTTCGGCGCGCAGGCCCAAGCAGTTGACCACCACCTTGTATCCGTTGGCCTTGGCATACCGGCGCACTTCGCGTTGGATAGGGCCCCGCTTGAGGTCACTGGTGCATTGCCTGGTGGATGCGGACGGCCAGCTCGGCACCTCGGGCCGGCTCTCGAAACGGCGTTCGACCATTTCCAGCAGGGTCTTTTTTGCCTTTGCTACGATGAAGGGGAGGTCGGCTGCTTCCGCTTGGTCGCGCGCCAGCTCGAGTGCGCCGGGCCACTCCATGTCACCTAGGCAGGCGTGAACGACGATCAGTTGTCGGACCGGTATCACCTCCAATAGCTTGATCAGTTGGGCTTGTGAGTCCTTGCCGCCTGAATGGTTGGCAGCGAAAAGCGCGCCGGAGGCCACCAAGGCCTCAACGTGTTCATTGAGTTTCATGGATACCTCGCCGGATTGCGTGAGGGTTGTTTTCGGGTTTGTCTTATCGCCGCCGGCGTTGCGCCGTGGCACTGTTCAGGCGTTCGCCCGGTCTATGTCTTGCCTGCTGCCCGGGCCGGGCGGACTCTTCAGTTCTTGTAGCCGCTGCTAATGAGTCATGGTTTCCAGCTTCTGCCAACGCGAAACACCATCATCAGGTTGTGATGGAGTGGCACCTTGAGAACGCTGTCGAAAAACTCGCCCTTTCCGGAGATGAACCCCGTCGGCACCTTGCTTTTTGCGGTCCCGAATTCCCGCCAGCATTCTTCGCCACCGTTCTCTTCCCAGTAGGCGCGTTCCCGCTTCGGAATCTCCTCGTAGGTGTTGTAAAATACGCAGCTATCCGGGATATCACAGATCCGGCGCCATGCCGGATGACGCCTACACCAGTCGGCGGCATGCTGAGACGCTTGCTCGGTAGAGTAAAATTCTTTGGTGTTTTGCTCAGTCATGGCCTTGGCCCCGTGTAGATCAGGTAGAGCATGTAGAGGGCGGGGAGGATCATGGCTGCCTGCTCTGTCTGACATCCTCGGCAGTGACGATATGCGGCGTGATGTCCTTGATGGTGAAGAAGTCAGGCTGGCAGTGCTTGCGCGCCCAGGCCCTCAGCGGCGCCAGTGCGATATCCAGATCAGCCTTCGCCTCTGCATTCAGCGTGGGATAGTTGTCGGCCCACTCGCCCGCGTCGCTGTCGCAGGCGCGCTCTGCCATGTGTTCGATTACATAGTCCTGGTCCGGGACGAAGTCGGCAGGGTCATCCTTGCATTCAATACCGCGATAGACCGTGCCCCCTTCATACAGGCCGAGCCTGAAGCTGGCCGGGTGTCCGTCGCCATCGCTATCATGGCCGTAGTTGTCCTTAAGCAGATCATCGAGGCTGTCGTAATCCCAGGAGCCGTTTTCACCGTCTAGCGACCATTTTTCACCGGTTACCGGCGCCTCGTAAGCAGGTACTGAGTTCGCGGCGGCTACCGGTAGGGCAGCTCTGAATTGCTTGAGGTATTCGATCTGCGTCGATCCCCAGCTATTGACCAGGCACTCGTCATCAATTGGAGCGCCTTCGTCCTCGGGCTCGCCGGATGGCTCGCCGGGCACCATGAAGAACTCACGCTCAACCGCGTGCAGCAGGCCGGAGAAGCGCTTGATGTTCTCGATATTGGCCAGCAGGGTCGACAGTTCGTGATTGGAGCTGAGGCCGAACGCGTTGTAGATGCGGGCAAGTTCCGGCTGATGTTTGGGCATGACTTCGTCCTTGGCCGCTATAGCGGCTGACTTGAATGTGGGGGAGGGGTTAGGTTTTTGCGGGATGAGTACAAATGTACTCCTATCGGGGTTTGGCGCTCTGCCGCGACAATTCCAAGGCGTCTTCGCCTTGCTGGGTCATTTCCCAAAGGGCAGGGCTGCGCTGCACACGATTCAGGAGGCCGAGCTGGGTGAGCAGGTCAAACCAGTGCCGGCCAATGTCCGCACCCTGGCCGTCGTCCGCGCACTCCTGAAAGCGTTCCAGCTTGCGAATGACCTTTTCAGCAAATGGATGCATCGCCGTTGTCGAGGTTAATTTGCGCTGCAGGGCGTCACGCTCTTTGATTGCCTGGGCATGCTTACCGCGCCAGTGCAATACGGCGTCCAGCTCCTCGGCGGCGGTCACCTTCAGTTCCGGAGTGGTGGCTGGCATTGGAGTCGGCCCGCGTTTTCCGGCTCCGGATCGGCCTGGGCAGTCTGGAGCATGACGTTCAGGGGCGGCGGAGAACCCCGCCGGGCAGTTACAAAAACAGAATCGGCTCATAAAGCCTCCTCCGATACCAGGTCATGGCCGGGGCAGCCGCCCCCCCCGGAAAAGTCGAAGCCAGCGCACGGTGGGCCGAAAGGCAGAACCTCTTTACCCTGGGCCAGGGCCTCAAGCAGATGATCTTTCGCTTCGTCAGCGGTGCACGCACGACCACCCTCAAAGCGGAACATACCCTTGAGCTGGCGCTTGCTGAAGTCGCGTAGTGCGCCACGCACTGACAGGTGGAGATGGAAGGTGCGACCGTTTGGGCCGAACTGGTCGGCCGGTTTGTTTTCTGTGGGCATGGGGCGTCCTATCCGGGCCGTGCCCGGGCGGTGGGTGCTACGATGGCGCCTTCCTCAAGTGGGCAGGCCCATGACAAAGCACGATATTTATGACGAGTACGAAGGCTTCCAGCTCTGGAGCTACATGGAGTGCGAGTAGAGCGAAGAAGGGCGGGAGACCTGGCGTATTAACGTCGAGGTGAAGCGCGGTGGTGAGGTGGTGATGCCGGTTGTTGCGGGTGACCGAACCTATGTTGACCGTGGCCTGGCGCAGGTGGCCGGGCGTGAAGTCGGGGCCAGGCTGATTGCCGGACTTTAGCTTTCTGTAGGCGTTCCGATTAATGCTCCGTATGATCAGAGAAAAGGGAGAGGTGCTTATGGAGCTCAGGTCACGCTTGGTTTTTTTAGATACCAATATATATGAAGGCAAAAACTTCCAGTTTCTGACTCATAGTCTTGGCGGGTTGAAAGATCTGATAGATGATGGCGAAGTCCGCTTGTTAATTACAGATGTAACAAAGGGGGAGGTTTTATCGCATATAAAGAAGAAGTCTTTAGCTGCTGTTTCCGAGCTCAAGGCAATCAAGAAGAATGCGATGATTTTGAGGAATGTTCCAGGCATTCCGGCGCATGGAATATTTTCCAAGGTTTCGGCGGATGAAATATCACGGTTGATTTCCCTGGATTTTGAAACGTTCCTTGACTCCCAAAACGTTGAGTATGTTTCAATTGATGAAGTAAAGCCAAGTTATGTGTTCGAGAGGTATTTTTCTTCACTCGCTCCATTTGCTTTGGGCGAGAAAGAAAAAGAATTTGCAGATGCTTTTGTATTGAAAGCTTTAGACGACCTTTCAGCAGGTCGAGGACACTCAGTCCATGTTATATCTAGTGACAAGGACATGCATAGGTATGCGGAAGAACATCCGCGTTTGATTTGCAGTGACTCGGTTGACGAGTTCATCGATGCCGTCATTAAGAGTGTTTCCATAGAGCCATCCGAGTTCGCTGCCAAAGCGCTGGAGGTTGTTCGTGGAGATTTCATGAACGTAATCCATGAGTGCATACAGGCGATTGATACTGATTTCAAAATGGGCGGCTGGGACTCGGAGTTAGAAGATGTTGATGTATACGATATCGAGCTGGTTAAGGCTAACTTGATTTCGGTCGGCGATGAAGAGTGCACCTATGATTTAGAATTCAAATTCACAGCTGATACCATTGAAGTTGAGAAGGACTACGATAGAAGCCCGTTCGATCACGAAGATGGTAATTATCCATTCGTGCTTGAGAATGTATTTAAAAGAACGTTCGACGGTGAAGCTAATCTTCAAATTACAATCTCTTATCAAGATAAATTACTTGATACTGTGGAGCTATGTGATTACGAGCCACCAGTAACACTGAAATTGTCAGCGCCTTATAATGAAGAGGTCAAATATCTCGATATAAATGGCGAATGAGGTTCAATTGATCGCTGGTCTGGTTCGGTGGCTCGACCTGGCGGGGCTATCAGCCGCCGTGCCTGCTGGCGTGATTCGTTGATATGGGGTATTACGGGTGACCGGCATGGGGCCGGGCAAAGGAGAGCGTTGTGAGCAGCCGTCAACTTGAAGATCAAATGGAAGAAGAATCTAACAAGCGTATCGCTGAAATTCTTGGGATTTCAGAGGGTGACGCCAGCTCTTATGTGACTATTGAGACCAATGAGAGCGATGATGGTCTGGTGTACAACTACATAGCGGTATTTGATGAGTCGACCCCGGCTCACGTTCTAGAAGCTGCAGGCGCCGAGGAAGACCGCTCTGTTGAAATTAGTGTCAATGCTTTCGACGAGGAAGAGTAATCATTTCAGCGGCCACACAACTTCGTCACCGGGGTCCTGCTGAATCATCAGCGTGCTCTTACGGCTGAACTCCAGCGCCACAGATTGCGAGACCTCGTATTTGTGGCGCGGCGCGCTCGGCTCTTCGCTGGTGGATAGGGCGGCGTCGATCTTCCTGCGCATTTCAACTTCGAAGGCGGAAGCCTCGGCGGTACTGAACTCGGACGCACATTCACGCAGCAGCGCATCCCGCTCGGCCAGCTGCTTGGCGTAGTCGTTCCGCTGAACCTTCAAGCGCTCCAGGCGTTCGCGCAGGTTGATAGCGTTCTGCGCTTAGGCCTCCTTGTCGGCATTGGCGCTGGTTAGATCGCCATGCAGCTCCTCGACCCGCTTCTCTGCCACCTGCGCGGCTTCGAACCAGTCACGCCGGGACAATTCGCGCTCGTTGTTCTCAGTTGCTGCGTCGTCCAGGGCTTGGTCCCGGGCGTTGAGATCCGATTGGAGGGCAGCTACTCGCTGCTCCAGGTGTTGGGTTTCTGTGGGCATGGGGAGTCCTTGCCGGGGGCACGCCCGACGGTTGAAGGTGGCGAGGGATCAACTACAGTTCAGCGATCAACGGAAATGGAGTTGCGGTATGGCCTGTCCAGTTTGCAGAAACGAAGAAGCGGTTGAGCATCTAACCTATGGAGGCGGGCTGCGTTTCCATTGCCAACCATGCGGTGGATTTTTCAGAATTTCTTCCACCCTAGAGGCATATCTCGAAAGGAAAGTTTTTGATATCGACCGGGCCAGACGGCGGCTCGAAGTGGATCGAGAGCGAAAGAGGCAAGAACCGCAAGATCCGAACCGCCCTCAAGATCTGGAGCCAGTATTAAGCTCAAATGACCAAGATCTGCTCATCGATCCGGCTCGATCTGCTTGAGAATCCTCCGGCCGATCCAGCGGACGACGGTTACGGCTTTGCTGTTGCCGATCGCCTTGTAGCGCGGGCCATCAGGGCATTCGTTGGCAGGCTTGCCGCGCCAGGGGATTAGGGTGTAGTCGTCGGGCATGCCCTGAAGGCGCTCGCATTCCCTGGGAGTGAGGCGCCTCACGCCGGAAGTGGCGGGCACTATAGGTTGTCCGCGCCCGGTGCCGTCCTCGCTGCCGTCGAATCCATCGGCCTTGAGCGTGTGGGTGATATCGCCTGTTATGCAAACAGCGACTTGCCCGCCGGCGTTTGCGTGGCTTCCTGAGTGGTTCATGGCGCGTAGGGTCGGGGCGATCTCCCCGACATCTGCGCCGTGATCTTTGCAGGAAAAAGCCAGCACCGCATTTTCCTGGCCGTTGTTTCGACCCAGGGCAAAGGCAAGTTTGTCGCTTACACCTGGGTCTTGTGTTCCATGGACCACAAATGTCTCGCTCTCGAAATCCATGCGACCACTGGCGCTGGAGCAGGCGTTGCGAGCAGTTGCCACGTCAATCGGGCCGGTCTGGTTATTTCCACCGAATGCCAGGATGTGCCCAGCCTCTGCACCTTTATCTGTCGCCAGACCGCTTCCGCCATGTCCATTCGGACCGCAGCCAGCAGTCAACGCGCCGACGATCTCACCAATCGCGATTAGGTTTACATCGCCGCCCCGATCGGCCTTTGGCTCGCTGGAAAGCAGTGCACTTGCGGTCAGTGGGATGTCGTCGGTGCTGTATCCGCCACTGCTACGAGCGCCGCCTGCAATCGTTCCGGCAAGCTCTTCTTGCGTGCCTCGGCGCGGCGCAGTATCCCGGCGCACGCCTTCGCGCTCAAAAAGTACCTCGGTGGGATCGAACCCGTCTCGAGCACTTGCGACAACGAACACACGACGGCGTCGTTGGGCCAGGCCGAAATATTGGGCGTCCAGAACCCGCCACGCGATTGTTCTTTTGGGTCCATACACACAACCAGCGTCCTGCCATTTTTTCCCTGGAGGCTGCAGATCGCAGTCTTCCCCAGCAAGCGCGCCAAGAAAGCATCCGAAGGCGTTCCCTTTGTCACTGAGGACGCCGGGGACGTTCTCCCAGACGACGATTGAGGCGGCCTTTCGCTGGCCGGCTCGAACATAGTCAACTGCATCTGCAAGCTCCACATATTTGATGGTGAGGGCGCCGCGGGGATCGGTGAGGCCTTCGCGCATGCCGGCTACCGAGAAGGCCTGGCACGGGGTGCCGCCGACCAGTATGTCTGGGGCCGTGATCTTGCCGGCCAGCACTTGGGCGCCGAGTTTTGTCATGTCGCCAAGGTTTGGCGTACTGGGGTAGTGATGAGCCAGCAACGCGCTGGGGAACGGCTCAATCTCGGCGAACCATGCGGCCTTCAGGCCCAGTGGGTGCCAGGCCTGTGTCGCGGCCTCTATTCCACTGCAGACACTGCCATAGCTAATAGCCATCCTGTATCCTCAGCTAAAATTATAGGTTTTTATAGGAAGCGTCATGAGCAACCCAATGGGCGATGGATCGACAGGTTTTCAACCAAACATTGGCGCGGATGACACGCTTAAAATGGAGAGGCGAAAAAGGGCGAGAAATATACTTGTTATTACTCCTTTGATATTGGCAATCTCCTTGGTTGTCTCTGCCGGGATTAAAAAAGACTACTATTTGGGGTTCATTCCGGTTCCTCAAAGCCTTATGTATATTTTTGCCTTTGTTCTATCTTTGTGGGTTTTGGGTTTTTCGATATTGGCCTACTTGCAAAATGGTTTCTCGCTAAGCCCTAAGGTTATTTCCTTTGTAGGAGAAATTGCTGGGTTGGGTTTAAAGAGCACTCTTGGGATTGATTTGCATGATGGCCGAGAGGAGCGCTTAAATAAACTGGAAGAGTCTGTTGACCATCTGAAAAGGAATCTGCCTCTGATGTCTTCGGCCGATCACAAGAAAATTGTGGCGGATGCTGTTTCATCGTTAAAGGCTTCGGCAGGGAAGGAATTATTGGAAGAGCTGTCTAAAGCAGCTTCAAAAAAAGCTGATCAAGAAAGAAAACTTCAAGTAATTGAGCGAGAGTTTGCTCAGTCTAGAATTAGACTGATGGACGAGGTGTCTGCACTCGGTCTGCGAGGAAATGTAAACTTAACGTTAGGTTTTCTCACTACAGTTACTGGGCTGGGTGTTTTAAGTTATTTTGTTTGGCAGACTGCGGGAATGCAGCAAGATATGATTAGTTTTGCGATATCGTTTATTCCACGCTTATCTTTGGTTGTCTTTATTCAGATGTTTGCTTTTTTCTTTCTGCGTCTGTACAAGGCCGGTTTGCTTGAGGTGAAGTATTTCCAAAATGAGATAACTAATTTAGAGCTAAAATATTTTGGTATAAGTACAGCTTTATTAGCTGAGTCCGCCGACTCTTTAACCGAGGTTGCAAGAAATCTAGTCGAATCTGAAAGAAATAAGGTTTTACAACCTGGGCAGACAACTTTTGAGCTGGAAAGAAGCAAGTTGGAACAAAACACCGCGTCTGAGGTCCTAAAAGTTCTTCCGCGTATTTTAGGTCGTAGAACTGGCTAATTTTTTATTTTTTGGGTATCTATCTGATATCGGGTGCAGCGAGTAGGGTGGGTTATTCGTCGCCGTCGTCGGCGTTCATCTGCAGCGATTCGGCAAAACCTGCCTGTCGTAATTTGCGCGCCACGTTTTGCGGTACTTCAATTTTGTGGCGCGGAATTTCGAAGAGCGACGCGGAGCCGTCGGGGCCAAGCGAGTGGGCATATGCGATCAGTCGCCAGATGGTGTTTCGGTCCTTTGACTCGCCAAGGGCGGAGGTGATGGTCGCTAACCTGTCACGCACTCCCTGGCGGAAGTAGTGCCTGATGATGTCGGACGGGCCTTTGACCTTTGTCGGCGCTGGCGGCATCTCCTCGGGCGTGGCGTTGATCACCAGCAGTTGCACGGCCTCGCTGACTTCCTCGATCTCACGCCAGCGCATCAACTCGTCGAGCATCCGCCGCGTTCCGTAGGGAACTGTGTGTCGTAGCTCCTGCTCGCCCAGCTCTTGCCGCCTCTCGGCAAGTTTGGCTGTTCGTTCTTCCTGAGTCGCAGCCATGGCCTACCTCTTCGATGCCGCTGGCCGGTATCGTCGACCAGGTTTGACGTTTGCGCTGTTGCGGGCGGTTGCTGAAGCGCCTCAAGCTCGCTTCTCCCAGCGCTTCGGGAAGTTGAAGTCGTAGTCGAGCACCAGTCGGTTCAGCAGGGTGTCAGAGATCCCGACCTTCCTGCAGGCAGCGATGCGTGACACTCCAGCGTCCCGCAGGGCAGCTAGGCGCTGGATGAGCTTCAAATCCCGCTCCCTATCCACGACCTTGCTCTTGAACGTGAAGCCGCCTTCATGGGAGGCGCGGCGCATGGCTGACTCGGACTTTCCGGTGGCGGCCATGGCCTGGTCGATGGTCATGGTCTTGGCGAGCTCTCGGATCGTGTCGACGTAGGCCTTGCGCTGGGCGAAGTGGTCTTCGTAGGTGCGCTTTGGCTGCGGGCGGGTGGCGCGTTTGCCATGCTGGCCACCCAGGTCCTTGCGTGGCCGGCGAGGCTGGAACCTGAAAGACTCCAGCACCTGGACCTTGTTGCCGGACATGAAGAAGGCAGCCTTAGCTGCCTCCAGTTCTGCCTGGCGCTCGGAGCAGACCAGGATGAAGTTGTTGCTCATGGTTACCTCACTTGATGCGAATCGAGCTCTCGCCGCGCTCCAGGTGGGCCCAGCTTGGTTCTTCCAGAAGTTCGGCTTCCGCGTCCTCGCCGGCGGCCATACGCTTACGCACCGCCTCGTTGTGATCGCGGATTTCCTTGAGCCGGATGGCGATGGTTTTCTTGTCCGGGGTGATCACGCTCTTCAGCGACACGAACTCGTCAGGCACGGCCTTCTCGTCATCGACGATCACCTTCTCTGGCGAAAGGGCGAGAGTGATGGTGAACAGCGGTCGCTTGATCGACTTGATGTCCGCAGCCTCCATGTTCCGGCGCAGGTAGTCGCTGATCTGGCCGACGGTGTTCTTCTTGATGCGCTTGAGCTCGTTCAGACGATCGACTTCCTTGTCGATGGCGTCGATGTCGCCCTCGATGTTTCGGCGCAACATGACGATGTTGTCAGCCTTCACTTCGAACTCGCCCTTGATGCCGTCCATGGTGTCTTGGATGGCCTGGCGTAGCCCTTCGTCGTCGGTATCTGCCAGGGCGGCAAGTTCGGCCATCTGGCCAGTCAGTGCGTAGAGCTCGGTCATGCTGCACCCTCCATAGAGTCTTCAAGGTCCGCTTTACGGGCGTCCTTGGCGCGGGTGAATTTGAGTTTGTGGGCTTCGCGTTCTGGATCGCTCTGACGGAGGTCCAGCTTGCGCATCGCCGATTTGTAGAGCTGCTGCAGCTCGTTGAGCGACTGCGCGGTGCCGATCAGATGGAGCGTCTCAGCCAGCCATTCGCGGTACTCGGCGGCCAGTCGCTCCTTCGCTTCGATCTTGTCTTCGGCGCGCTCGATCTCGGCTTCACCCAGGCGCTCGTTGACGTAGTGAATGTCGTCGTAGAGACCCAGGCGAACGTCGGCGGAGAAGCCAAGCTGGCTCAGGCATTTGCCGATCGCATCGGTGAGGGACTTCTTCGGCGCGTCAAAGTCGGTGCCGATGCTTCCGAATTTGTTTTGAGTGATGAAAGGCGTGTGCCCGTAGTGCGTGATCGTCTTGCGCTCACCGTCGCCGCCCAGGTACCACAGGGCGACCTTGAGGGTGTGCACCTGGGCGTGGGCCAGCACCACGCCTTCCTTGCTCAGCAGCGGGCCACCGATGTCAAAGCGCTCCTCAATCACGTCATAACCCCAGCCGGTGCCGCAGGGGCCGAACTGTTCCGTGGCGCGCTTGGCCAGGTACTGGGCATTCACCGCGGTACCGCTGAAACCACCAGGGCCGGTGTACTCCTTGGTGAACTTGGGGTCGGTCTTTTCGACCTCTTCCCAAAGGGCGAGGTTAGGTACAGGCATGACTATCTCCCGCCGCGCAGGTGCGCAGCTTTGAAAGATGTGAGTTATTGGGTGAGGTGATCGGCGAGAGCGCTGATCAGCATTGCAGCGGTGCAGAGTGCGATGGCAGGGAAGGAGCTACGCCAGTAGAGAAAAGCGATCACGACTCGACCAGCGAGAGAAGCCGCTCGCCCAGAGTGATCTTGGCGTTGGCCTGCTCCTTTTTGATGCCGGTGGCTTGGGCCACTTCGGAAAGGGACAGGCCTTCGCGTCGGAGTTTCGCGCAGCGGATCGCCAACTGCTGGCCGCGCTTGTGTGCGCCGGCGCCGCTCATTGCCGCTGCTCCAGCTGGGCTACGCGATAGCGCAGAACCTGCAGCACCCGACCGCGGTAACCTGGCTCCGCAAACTGTTCAACTGGCGGTCCGAAAAAGCCTCGGCGCTCGGCCAGGCTGTAGGCATCGCGCAGGTTGTGAGCGGTGATGTCTTCCAGCTGCTCCTCGGTGAGTGACTTGACTGGGGAAGTGGTCATTCTGCCTCCTTGCGCCGGTGACAGGCTTCCATCAGGCGCTTGCAGTAGTGAGTGAATTCGTCGGTAGTGATTGCCCCGTCAGTGAACAGGCGGGTGATCAGGCTTTGCACCAGGACATCGATGTCGGACTGGCTGTTGGGATCGGCAACGCCTTCGAGGGCTTGGTCGATGAGAATGTGAGGGCTCAAAACCCGCACTCCTGCTCTAAGCGCGCCTGCTCCTGTTCAAAGGCCACCGCTGCCTCGGCGTGAGGCTTCAGCAGTTCCACCGCGATGTCCTTCAAGGCTGACTTCTTGCCAAGCAGGTACACCGCCAGATCCAGCAGGAGCCCCGAGCTGCGAAAACCCATGGCACTGATCACCAGCTGGCCGAAGGCATCTTGCTGGTCTTCACCGTCGATCTGGCGTTGGTTCAAATGGTCCTGAACCGCCCTTGCAAAGTCGGCCTGGGTGACCTCGCCGAGCTCTGAAGGCTGGTAGCCCCAGGAGATCCGGTATCCCATCAGCAGGCGCTCGGCGTTTGCCTCAAGCCATTCCGATTCGGCCAGGTCGTCCTCGCTTACCGGTGGTGGCATGCGGTTGTCGTATTCGAGCTGTGCCTTGCGTAGTGCTGACATGATTGCCTCCAGAGTGGCGGGTGCTGGTCCAACAAAACTCGGATGCACTCATCCGCTCCGCTGGTTGCCGATGGGCGCGGAGGGGAGTGCATGCGAGTGGTGTCGGAGAGTGAAGGGGGGGCGTAAAGCTTGGGCTTGAACCTCTTCAGATTGGGCGGATCAAACCAGAACAAGGTCGGGCTTCGCCCGGCCGGAGATACTCAAATGAAACGTACAACTGTTTGGATCGTCGCGTTGTCAGCAGCACTGCTTCTCAGCGGATGCTGGCCTTATTGGCATGATGGTGATGGACACGGACGTGATCATGGGCGTGGCTACGATAGAGATCGTGGCGGCCAGGAATACCATCGCTACTAACGCTTAACCCGCACTGGTCGTCACTCTCGCCCTTGCCATGCCTGCAAGCAGAGGCCCTTGGTTCATTCAGAGAGTGACGACCGATGCGGCCTAGTGCTGGGGAGCACCAAGGATCGGGCAGTTAACGACAGGCTGTCGTGGCGCAGGTTGTTCAGAAGAACAGGGGATGCAATTGAATTGCTAGGTAGCTTCACTCGCCGCGCTCTGTAGCTTGAGGAGCAGTTCTATAGGAAGGCTGATCTCTGGCACTGAACCGTCCAGGCAACCATCAGGCAATGCCTTGAAGATTTCCTGTGCTGCTGCACGTACCGCTTCGAGCCGCTGACGGGAGGTTGTAGGTCCGCGCATCGATCCCGCGGTTACCTTTGACTTGCCGGTCGCCTTGGCCTTTTGCAGCTCGCCGCCGAGCACCTTGCCTGCCGCTTCTCCATGCTGGCGCACTACTTGAACTGCTGTGGTTGCTGATACCTGACCAGAAGCAACCAGCTGCTGGACGTCGGTGTTGGCATTTCCGAGCGTCATCACCTGCTCGACGTGCTGGCGGGTCTTGCCGACCTTCTTGGCGATCTGATCGGGCGTCCAGCCAAATGCGGTGAGCCGCTTGTAGCCGTCGGCCAGTTCAAGAGGAGAGAGCTTCTTTCCTTCCTGGCTGGTGATGACCCTGGCCACTCGTTCGGCGTCGTTGCCCTCGAAGGGAACAATCGAGATCCAGGCCTCCAGGCGTTTGGGATCATCCTTGCTTGGAATCCTCGGCAGCCGGCCTGATTGATCGAGCTTCAGGTAAGCGCGGCGACGGCGATGACCATCGACCACCCACATCCCACCTTCAGCACGCGGCCGGACTTCAAGCGCTGGAATCTGGCCGCCAGCAAAGATGAACTCCGCCAGGGCGTTGATGCTTTCTTCCAGCTCTTCACCCTCAGCACGAAGGTTGAAACCAGGCTCTTCGTGGAGATCTTCCAGGCGGGCCTTCATCGCATCAGCACGCTTCAGGTCCCCGTCTTTGATCATTTGCTTGAAAGACTTGGCCATGCAATTTATTTCCAAGTGGTTGTCATCCCAAGCAGCCCTCGCGAGAAGGCTGCTCAGTGATGCGTTCCAGTCGGGGCCCGCTACTGGCGTCGGCCTCCGGCTATCTTCTGATTGTTGACTCCAGCCGCGGGCCTTTCGGCTTGTTCTCCCGCTGGATAACTGTTCTTGGCGCTTTACGCTGCACGCCCGGGTCAGTTGCCAACCCTCTGAACCGTTGAGGCCGGTTCATCGCTGCCTTTGAATCTGGGCCGGTGGTGATCCGGCAATGGGTGTCGCTAAAAAGCAGTGAGGCTGGAGGGCCTCCCGAGAGGTCGTACAGTGCCTCGACGGAATTAAATTTAGCCAATGGCTAAAATTGCGTCAATAGCTCAAAGCTAAATTATTTTGATTGGGCGACAAACAACCGGCTGAACTGTTGACCTCCGTGGAGCCTTTACGCTTGGTTTATCACTGAGATATGATTCTGACTTTAATGTATGGATATACAGTATTTTGGATGGGGAGATGGGAGTGGAGCTCGAAGTCATGGCGCCCCTGCAACAGGCAGGCCTCACCAGCCTTGAGAGGCTAGGCCTACGGGTCTCTGCGATGATCAATTCACCAGAGGCGCAGTTAGGGAGGAGGGCTCTGATCCATCGTTTGGATACAGATAGCGATCAGGACTGGGATGAGATTATGGAGTTACTAGCAGAGAACGACCGCTTGCGCATGACGTTCTGCGATGACGGATCGGTGATCCTACAATGGGATACTGCTACTGATGATGATCGTGTGATCAAGAGGGCGGTGGAACTGGACTTGGTCAGCCAAGAGTAGAAAGCGCCGCTCTGAATAACGGCGCTGTTTGAGGTGTCTTTAGGCGGTTTTCTGATGCAGCGATTCGAGTAAACCTTCTTTGGTCGACTCGATCTCTAAACGATCTCTTTGAGTCTTCAGAGTCGAGAGCATAAAATCGTGGGAAATCTCAAACTCCTCGGTGATCGTTTTCCAAGTCTTTACATATTTTTTAATTGGGTTCGCCAGCGTGCCAGATCCTATTAATCCAGGATCATTTTTTTCAAGAAGACTATTGAGTCGATCTTGGATGTCAAAATCAGAGTCTGATATTTTACGCCCTACCAGAATAATTTCATATTTTGTTCTGATTCCGTTGAATTCCGGGTGCCGCGCAAGGATGGCAGCATAATCATCTATTTGACGTAGGTGCTTTTTGTTTAAAGCTACACTTGGGCGTTTAATCTCAATGATTACGCATCGGAAATATGGCTGATTATTTGAGTCGTATTGTTTTTGGCGTCTAACGAGAAATAGATCGACTTGTCGATTAGCACCCTCAATCGAGGCGCCTTCGTCGATGTCTTCTTCTTCGATATAGTCAATTTCCTTTATTGAAGATCTCAAGTTTTCAGCGATTTTAGTGAAGGTGTCTTCCTCTGCGCCGATACTTTCGTATTGGTTTCCAAATAGCCACGTGTTGCTCTCGATTACACCCTGAAGGTCGGGAGTCTCTAATGTTTCTTTATAGTGGCTACGCATGATCTCGGCGATGCGAGCTATCGCGTGCTCACGCTTCTGTAAAGTTTCTATGGTCTGTATTATGTTTTGAAGCTTGGTTCTTTTGATTTGATTGGCAAAGTTGTCCATGGCGGTGGCGTCCAGTTCAAGTACGCTCTCCAAAATTTCTAATAGAGAGCTATTTTCGCTAGATACCGATATCTTGTCCAATAACCTAATGATTATCTTTCGCTGCTTTTTAGAGCTGTTTTTGAAAAGCTTCGGGTCAGCTAAGATTATTCCTTTTACAATTTTTTTAGTGTTGCTGAGCCTCCAGCTTGAGTAGGCTGGATCAATTCCCTTGTAGTCTGGGAAGTCGCCTTCTTCTATGTAGCCTTCTATTTGCTCATCTGCCAATCGAGCAAGAAATTCTTGATAATGGGTTTGTGTGAAAATTGATAGTTTCTTAGAAAAATCTTTCCAGACTTTTGAGCTCGATAGCTCTTCAAAGCTAGATCGTAACTGGGTGTCACTCTCGGATAGTACGTCCAGCCATGGCGATGAGACTAATAGGCTTGTGTAGTACCCAGGTTTATGATTAAGACTGCTAGGCATGTGATGCAGAGGTACGCCATCACTGCCTCGCAAATAGGTATAGGATTTTTCTGAGTTTAGTTTCTGGCTCCATTGAATAAGCTCGATGGAGAACTCTTCGTCATCTACTTTAATTGTGTGCTTTGTGAGCGTGTGTGGTGGAGGTGTGATAGCAGTTGCATTGAGGGTTAAGCTTTTCTCAGGATTGAACGCAAGATGCCAGCCATGCTCTAACTGAAGCTGTACCAATAGCTCGTCATGTTGTGGTAGGTTCTTTATGAAGTTGGTCAGTTCTACGCAGGTACCATGCGACTGATTGACTAAGAGTGCGTTTTGCTCGCTGTCTGCTATCTCTCTACCAAGTATGTTGCTCAAAGACGAGCTTTGAATTCCAATTATTGCATTTCGGCCATGGTATTTTGTATGCCACGTTGCATTCGCGCATACTTTGTGAAATGCCAGCCTTCCTCGCCCCTTGGAGCCATGAGTTGAATGTGATTTTTTTTTCAACGAATCATTGAATCTGCGGAAGTTGTTCAAAGGTTGAGTAAAATCAATACCTTCGCCATCGTCTACTACAGTTACTGACTCGGTCCCACCTAGCTCGCTTTCACGGGTTATGATTCGAACTGACTTGGCGCCAGCGTCGAAACCGTTCCAAACAAGCTCCGCGATGGGTTGCCAAGGCTCTAAATCTTTCTTGAAGTGATTACGGATACCCTCATCCGTGATGGTTGTAGTTCCGGAAAAGTCAAGAGCTTTAGAGGAGGTTGTCAAGTCATTAATCCTTTAATTACCGGCCTTAGTTAGACCTTTTTGGCATTCCATACAAGAAGGACTTTCGCATGGATTGTGACATCGTCGATGCGCGCAGATTGCCTCTCATAGTTTCGGTTATCCGAGATAAGCCAAACATGATCTTCATCCTTGCGTTGTAGCCGTTTGATCAGGAGATCTCCGTGCCAAGTCAGCACGTAAACACCTTCACCTTGATAGTCACTGACACCGCGATCAACAATCACTGGATCTTTGTCGTTGATAGTCCCCTCCATACTTTGACCCCAGCCGGTAATCATCGACAACGCTTGGGCTGAAGTGTAGGCGACGCCTTTCTCTCGCAGCACCTCTTCACGAATCACTACGTTACGGATGACTTCGCTGTACTCGGCTGGCACCTGGCCGTGTCCCATAGCTGCCCGGATGTCGTACTGGGGGATGGAGATATCGCCGTCAGCGGGGATGACGATTTGGCTTTTGAGGGAGGGTTCTGACGGATTTTCCTCTGCCGCAGCCATCAATCGCTGGCGCGTCTCCTCGGGAATTCCCTTACCGCTCTTGGCTAGCATCTGCTTGACTAGGTCGGCGGCCGATTTCCCGATGGCGTCTGAGTCTGACCCGGCCGCGCGCTGCTCCTCGTTCGGCGGGATCGAGTCGAACCATCCGCGGGGCAGGCCTTCGATCCCCTCGATCCGCCGGGCCACATCGTCGCCCAAGTTCTTCGCGGTCTTGTCCGAAAGGATCTGGCTCAGGTGCGCGGGCGCCATCCCCCAGCGCTCAGCGCAGGAGCCCTTTCTCTGGCCGCCAATCAGGTTGACCAGGTTGTGCTTGCGAATCTCGTAGATATCCATGGCGCGAAGAATGCCAGTGTTTAGCTGGCTGCTAAATGTGCGCAAAGCTAAATTATCCTTGCTAGCAAATTAGCCATGAGCTAAATTTATCTCTATGTGTAAGGAGAAGCCTCATGAATGATCACCTCCGTGATTGGCTGGGCAGGGCCACGAACGAACGCCGGCAGCAGGTTGCAGCCGACGCGAAGACCACTATTGGCCACCTGTGGCAGCTTGCAGGTGGTCACCGGAAGGCCTCCACCGAGCTCGCCGAACGACTACAGGACGCATCGGGTGGCGAGATCACGATCGCTGGTCTGCGTCCAGATCTCATTTCGTTTGCCAGAAAAGCGCTCAAGGGTGTCGCTCAATCCATTCCGGCCGCAATGAGTAGATCTCAGGTATAGAGCGCCTGGTCACACCCAAATTCTCGCCCGCCCACCTGGCAGGGCGCCACGGAAATAGAACTGAGGTTTTACGAATGGAAGATTTTCTGCGGTCCTGCCAGAGCGCTGTGCTGGACAACGAGGCGAAGGCATTGGCCGCCAAAATGGGGGTTCCTCATGTGAGCCTGCTGCAGCGCGCCAACCCAGACAATGATGCACACCACCTGACGGTTGAACATCTGTTTGGGATCTTGCTTCACACCGGGGACATGCGGCCCCTGGCTGCACTGGCCAGTGAGTTTGGCTTTGACCTGGTGGCTCGTGCCGCGCCGAAGCCGCAGGCCCTGACCAAATCACTGATCAGCGTGGGCAAGGAAGTGGCCGAACTGACCATCGCAGTGCATGAGGCCCTGGATGACAACCACGTTAGCGCTTTCGAGAAGTCCCAGATCCGCCAAGAGATCCAGCATGTCCGCCATAGCCTCGACGTGATGGATGCGTCGGTGAAGGCGGCGTAGTGATGAAAATCACCCAAAGCCAGGTCGTGCAGGTTTCCATTGCAGGCCGGCGCAGTCCTGCGAGCACGGAAATCATCCCCTCAATTACCGGATTGACCCTACCTGAGTTCTGGTTGGAGCTGTGGGGAGAGGATGGTGGTCAACGCTCGAAAATGGGCTATGCCAAGTTCGAGTTGGCTACTACCAATGTCACTGAAGGACTTGCTGAAGGTACGTACCAATTAGCGCAGCTGTTGCCGGCAGACGCCCAACCCCCTCATCCAATAATTTCAATGTCAGGTGTTTTATGGCCTCGGCAGAGAGTCCTTTCAGACTTTGAACAAGGCGGCTCTTCTCTTCTGGCGGCGCATCGCTCTCAAGGATTTTCCTTTCTAGAAGTTCGCGAAGGGTGTCCTCATGAATCTTGATCGTGACCACTCCAAGGACTGCGCTAAGCCCTCCGTCATCGGCGAGAAAGTCCATTCCGGACTTCGTGCACTGAATACCGTTGTTGGTATGCAGGGCAAATCCATCACCAGTGAGTTCAATGCATTTTTTGATGAGGCCGTGCTCCGCCAGGTAGCAGAGGTTTGCGTCGACCCTCTCCTTTGTCTCTGCCGCGCCAAGATCGAAGTACAGGCCATACGGGGCAGGGAATGGGTACGCCTCAGCTGCCGCCTCGAGAATCCGCTTCTGAAGAGCTCTATCCAACTTCATTTGTCCGGCCTCCCAGGCCTTCTTGTGTGGAAGCAGAAAGCTATCACGGATGCACCGGACACCCAATTCACTCGCGCCACCAAATCGCAGGCGAAAAAAAACCACCTGGCCGGGTGGTTCTTCGTACTGCAAATCAAAACGATCTGGAGCTGATTATGCAGAGCCAATCCCATTCGAACAATACCCCTACCAATATCGCGCCACGTTTTCAGGGTTCGCAAAACGTGGCGCGGACTATGTCGTCTCGCGAAATCGCCGACTTGGTCAACTCCCGCCATGACAAGGTCAAGCAATCCATCGAGCGCCTGGTAGATCGCGGTGTAATCGTCCAACCCCCAATGGGGGATGAACAATTCCGTGATTCTCTTGGTCGCCCTCGGACTGAGTGCATCTATCACGTTGGCAAGCGCGACAGCTTTGTAGTCGTCGCTCAGCTCAGTCCTGAGTTCACCGCGGCACTCGTTGATCGCTGGCAAGAACTGGAGGGGCAAATCGCCCAGCCTCGCGAGCTTTCTCGCATGGATCTGATTCAGCTGGCCTTTGAGGCCGAGCAGGCCCGGCTTCAGCTGACCATCCAGGTCGAAGCCCAGGCCACCAAGATCCACTCCTTGGAAAACCTGTTCAAGGAAGGCATGACCCACACCCAATTCTGCAAGGGCCTCAACGGGGTCAACGTGATGCAGGTGGGCAAGTACCTGGAGAGCCGGAACTGGCTCTACAACGAGAGCAAGTCCGGTCTGCGCCTTCGCGTGGCTTCCTACGCCCGCGACAAGTACATGACCGAGCACCAGCACGAAGTCACTCCCCACGGCAAAGAGGCCTTCATTTCCTTCACGCCGGTCTTGCTCAAGAAGGGCGCGGTGCGCCTGTACGACCTCTACCTGGCTGGCGAGTTGCCTATGAAAAAGACCTGGGACGGCCTGTTCACTCACGACAAAGCCTTGCGAGGTGCCGCGTGAGCATGGTGCCTACGACTTCATGCCCTGTATGTGGCGACTCGAGCCAGGAAGCTCGCAACGCCATGTACTGCTATTCCCTTGAGGTGCCAGGTGCCTCTGTCTGCGGAGAGTGTGCCGAACGAATTGCGAACGCCTATAGCAAGAAGCATGGCGGTACCTGGCTTACCTGGCCGAACGAGGAGGCGCCGAGGCCTAAAAAAACTGTTATCGGCCAATCCATAAGAACCCAGGTTTTCGAGCGCGACCTGTATCGCTGCCTGCGATGTGGCGATCACAGAAACTTGCGGGCTGATCACATTTACCCTGAAAGCTTGGGCGGGGAGGCCGTTTTAGAGAATCTCCAAACACTCTGTGCCAGTTGTAATAGCTGGAAGGGCGTGAAGGTCATTGATTTCCGCGGATCGGCGGAGGCCTGAAATGCAGTTCACCATCACGATCAACCAGGTGAAGGCGCTTGAGTGGGGGCTGAACTCTCAGCAGGCCCTGCTGTTCGCCTTCATCTACGGCTGCCCGAGCTGGACCAAGCCGGTTAAGACTGACGATGGGATCTTCTTCGCGCTTAGCAAGGCCAAGATCATCGAGGAGCTGCCGCTTCTCACCGACAAGCCAGATACCGCCTATCGCATGCTGAAGGCCCTGGAAGAGGCTGGTTTAATCGAGCTTTCCAGCACTTCCAACATCACGCTTTTCCGGCTGACCGAAAAGGCCGTCGAGTGGAATCAGAAGCTTGATGGGTCGGAAAAATATCCGACCCCAGCAGAAAACAAAGGTCGGAAAAAAATCCGATCTACCTCGGATAAATCTCCGAGCAAGGTCGGAAAAAAATCCGAGCAAGGGTCGGAAAAAAATCCGACAAATCAGGATACCAATCATCAGGGTACTAATCAGGATACCAGTCAGGACTTGAACGGCGGCTCCGAAGAGCCGGCCGTATCCGGTGGGTTGGTGGTGCTTGATCGCATTGAGGTGCCCCGAGTCGAAATTCCCGCCGACATGCCGGGCCCGAAAGACCAGACCTGCAAAACCTTCAAGGCCTGGGCGAACTACGCCATGGCCTACCGCAAGCGCTACAGCACTTGGCCGGTGTGGAATGCCAAGGTGGGTGGCCAGCTCGGCCAATTGGTCGACCGCCTCGGCGCCGATGTCGCCCACCACGTCGCAGCGCACTACCTGAAAACCAGTGATGCCGCCGTTCTGCGCAAGTGCCACAGCCTCAACGAGCTGCTGGTCAACGCTGAGAGCTATCACACCCAGTGGGTGACCGGGCAGCGCATGAATGGCACCACGGCCCGCCAGCAGGAGCGCACTGAGGCAAACCTTTCCGCTGCTGAGCAGGCCGCTCAATTGGTCCTGGCCAGGCGCCAGTCGGGAGAGCGCAATGAGTACCTTTGAAATGAACGACGCCCAGGTCGCCGGGCTGTCGTCTGCGATCGTTGCTACTGCTGAAGCAATGGGGCATGAGATGAACCCTGGGACCGCGGCGATCATGGCCGAGGATCTGTGCGCTTATCCGGTGTCCGTTGTCCGTGCAGCGCTGAAGGCCTGCCGGCTTGAGGTGAAGGGCAAGCTGGTCATGGGCGAAATCATGCAGCGCGTCCAAGCAGCGGATGGGCGCCCAGGAAAGGATGAGGCCTGGTCAATCGCCCTTACCGCTGCCGATGAGATCGAGACTGTGGTGATCACTTCGGAGATTCAGCAGGCCATGACAGCCGCAGCGCCAATCCTCAGGTTGGGCGACAAGGTCGGGGCTCGTATGGCGTTCATGGACGCATACGCGCGCCTGGTGAAGACCGCCCGAGCTGAGGCTGCCCCGGTGTCCTGGTCTGTGTCCCTGGGTTTTGATCCTGGTCGCCGGGTTCTCGCTATCGAGTCAGCTGTCCGGATGCAGTTGATCACTCAGCAGGCCGGTACCCAGTACTTGGCCGACTTGCGCATCGCGCCGATCACCTCCGACGGCCAGGCCATAGCTGGCCTGCTCACTGGTTCCCCAGTTGAAGCATCACCCAGCCTTCGCAAGAAGCTCGCCGAGGTCCGCGAGATTGTCGACGCGGCCAAGGCCCGGAATGAGCGCCTGCGCCTCAAGAAGGTCAAGGCGGCGCGAGTCGACACTTATCTGCGCAAGCGCAAGGCTCGAAAGGCTATCGCTGCTGCTCAATGCAAGGAGGCCAACCATGGCTGAACTCGCCCTTATTCGCACGGCCCAGGGCCTGGTACCGGCCACAGAGGCAGACCGTGAAACCATCCAGTGCTGGAAGGCTGGCCAGGTCATCCATGGCAAGTTCACCAAGATGAGAAACGCCCGGTTCCACGGCAAGTTCTTCGCGATGCTGGATCTGGCTTGGGAATACTGGGAGCCGGTCGGGGGGTTGATCCCGCGCCAGGAGATGCGTGGCATCCGCGGCCTGGCCAAGTTCTTCGAGGCGCAGAACGGCAGACCAGGGCAGCTATCGAATGCGGTTGATGCCTACATCGCTGGGCTTGAACAGGCTCGCGCCGAACGCTTCCCCTCAGTCGACAAGTCCCGCGAAGCCTTCCGCGAGTGGGTGACCATCGAGGCCGGCCACTTCCACCTGGTGCGTACTCCCGACGGCGTCCGCAAAGAGGCCAAGTCCATCAGTTGGGCCAACATGGACGACACCCAGTTCGAGCCCCTGTATCGCGACGTCTTCAACGCCTGTTGGCGCCTGGTGCTGTCCGCGCACTTTGAAACCGAGGAGGCCGCCCTGGCTGCTGCTGATCAGATCGGGAGCTTTGCATGAAACGCACGCCACTGCAGCGCAAAACCCCTCTCGCATCCGGTGGCCCGCGGCGAAAGCGGTGTCCATCTTGCCGGGTGATGTTCACGCCCGTACGCGCCTCCCAGGCTGTGTGTGGAGAGATCGAGTGCGCCATCGCTCATGGCCAGTCAGAGAAGGGGCAGGCAAGCGCCCGGAAAGCCCTGGCTGATGTTGAACGCCAGGAAATCAAGGTCCGCAAAGAAAGGCTGAAGAGTAGGGCGGACCACCTCCGAGAAGCCCAGGCCGTGTTCAACGAATGGGTACGCCTGCGCGACGCTGATCTGCCCTGCGTCAGTTGCGGGCGGCACCACGACGGCCAGTATCACGCCGGACATTACCGCACCGTAGGCGCGAACCCAGAAATCCGCTTCGAGCCTTTGAACGTCTGGAAGCAGTGCGCCCCATGTAACACGCACCTGTCCGGCAACTTGGTGAACTACCGGCTTTCGCTTCTGGAGCGAATTGGCGCCGAGAAACTTGCCTGGCTGGAAGGGCCGCATCCCGCATGCAAGCACACCATCGAAGAGATCAAGGCCATCAAGGCCGACTACCGCGAAAAAATCAAAGAACTGAAGAGGGCTGCCGCATGATTTACCCAGGCGTTCTAAGCGCAGTTGTTTCGGCCCTAGCCGCCGAAGCTATCGACAACACCAGCAAGCAGGCATGGCAGAAACTTTACAACTCTGCCGACGAGGAGGAGGGCGGTGATCTGGCCACCCTGGTTCGCTCCCGCGGAGCAGAAACCATCGACCGCACCCAGGTGGATTGCTGGGTATCGGCCAGGCTGCACCATGGCCTGGAGCCTAAATACTGGAATGCGCTTGTGGCCAAGTACAGCACTCACAAGGGGCGGAAGGTGCAAGCAATCTCGGCGCTGCAGGCTCTGATCAGCACCCCGGCCCCGAAGCTGTTCCTGTTCAAGGCTACCACTGCCTGGGCCATTCCCCAGCTCAAGGGGGCACGGCAGAAGGTGGCGGCATCCGTGTCGATCGAGATTCCTCTTGATGCGCCTGCGTGGCGCCGGGAGTCGATGGTGAAGGCGGCAGTGGCGGCCGGTCAGGCCAAGGCTAAGAAGGACGAAACCCGATCCGCCGACATGATCGTGCTGAAGGACAGCTTCTACGACATGAACACCTGGGACAACGACGGCACGCCGGAGTCGACACGGCGTCGGTGGCGTCTGGAAATTGGTCGGGCTGCTGATGACTTGGTGAACGAGGCCCTGGCGCACGCCGCCGAAATTTTGGAGGCTGAAGGTTTGCTGATTGAGCAGGCAGCGTAATCGCCTGTTGACACCAGTGAGCGGATGAGCGAAATTAATCCCATCCTGTCATTCCTGCGCGTTAAGGATTGATCAAAGAAAGCCCGGCATGAAGTCGGGCTTTTTCATTTGAGGCAAAGGAAGATGCGGGCTCTATTACTTCTCGGAATGCTGCTCTCGCCATTGGCGTTTGCCGACCTGACTGAACCCTTGCATGACTGCAACCAGCCGGACGTGCCGTACGAGTTTCAAGACCAGTTCGAGCGCGACCAATTTCAAGCTGATGTTGAGGAATACAAAACGTGCATCACCGACTTCGTAGAAGAGCAGCAGGACGCGATTCGGAAACATAAGTCCGCAGCCGATGACGCCATTGAAGCATGGAACTCGTTCGCCCGATCGACATGATTACCGTGCAACTTTTCAAAGCCCCGCCAAGCGCGGGGTTTTTATTGCCTCGAATTTACCTGTAGCCAGGACAGCCCTCGGGAATGCCTGGACGTCGATAGCCGGATAGTGCGACGTACGGAATCAACGCCGGCAGCCCGCGCACTCTGGCCTCACATGCTTGTGGAGAGGTGCGATCGATGCGGTAGGGCGTCGGCGCCGGGAGCGTTATCGGTAGAGTGAGATTTGTAGGGATGGGAAATAGCGCATAAAATACTGGTTGCATGTACAGTATTTTGTTGAGATATTCATTTCACTCCTCGGACGCACAGGATGTGGATATCAGCTCGATATTGGGCCCAATCTACAGGTGTCCGAGTGAAAGCCTTGAGCCTCGAGCAATCGCCTTTGAGCGACATGAATGCGGAATTTCCCTCAACCAATCATTCGACTTAATAGGTGGAAAAATGGAACCAGTAATAATCGGCAGCAACTTTAAATCCTCCGGGGCCGATTACCCCGAAGCGATCTTTACTCCTGCACAGAACGTAAATGGCGCGGTAGTTCGAACCGCAACAATGATCAGCGGCTCTGGGAACGGATTTCTGAGCACTGGTACGATCGCTCCGGAATCGCGCACGTCGACAAAAGTGCCCGTCATCCTGTCGGTGTTTAACGGCTCTTCTACTCTTCCGTTCTCGGTAACTATTCCGGCCGGCCAAGGGTTGTGGGTTGCATTGGCGCAGAACAGCGGTGCAAGGGCATATGTGACCTACGACCTGCTCCCCTAAAAAAGGGGGGGCACGGGCTGACAGCAGGAAAGACCGCGTACCTATTCAGGGCCTCGACATTGATCGGGGCCTTTTCGTTGCGGTTTTTGCTCAGGTCAGCGCAAAGAGCGTTATCGGCAGAAACAGGTTGGTCGGGGTCGGAGATAGGTTGTTAGATGCTGGTTGTATATCCAGTATTTTGTTGAGATAGTGATTCCACTCCTCGAGCGAATCGGAAGCGAAAACCAGCATGTCGTTGGTGCTTACCTTCCTAGGCTCGCGTGAAGGCCTTGAGCTTCGAGTAATCGCCAAGAGCGGCTATATGCGGCATCGGCCGTGATTATTGAAAAGCTCAAGGAGATCCACTCATGCAACCAGTTAAGATCGGTGAAAAATTCTATCAGTTGAAAGGCTACACAGGGGCCTATGTCATTGTTATTGATGCTTCACAAAACACAGCAGGGGTAACCATTCGAACCTGCTCTGTGACTGGCGGAATACTTTTTACAGGCACGGTGAAACCTACGAACCCCAATGGATACCAGCTATATCATGCGTTCTATAAGGCTACGCTCGCAGGGTGGTCGACTATTCCGTATGAGGTGTTTGTGCCAGCTGGCCAAGGTGTGTATTGGGCGGCAGAAAACGACTTGTCTTGGATTATGATGACCTACGATATGCAGCCCTAAGCAGCCATTTTTGCTCGGAACCAAATGAGCTAATTCTAGATTGTGCTTAATAGATGAGCCTCGGCATCCGCCGGGGCTTTTTCATTTTCGCTCCCCGAAAGGGAGGAATCGAGTATGTCCAACATGCCAGAAAAGAACCCTGACCTGTGGGCGGCAGCACTGGCATGGTTTGCTGTACATCAGCCACAGATCTATGCAGGTGGCACGGCTGCCATTGTTGCCGTTTTCCGCGTGATCTATGGCGGTGGTAGCGGTCGCAAGATGGTGCTCGAAGCCGTCATCTGCGGCCTGATCGGTTCTAGCCTTATCCCGTTGCTTGAGTACTTCACGCTCCCGGCCAACCTGGCCACGTTCGCTGGCTGCATGGTTGGCTTTGTTGGGGTAGAGAAGCTGCGGGACTACTCCGATCGGTTCATGAGCCGTAAGGCCGAGGGCTGATCCGCGCCACGTTTTCTAGTACGCCAAATTGTGGCGCGCAATCATGAGGAGTCACCGATGGACAACCAGCACAAGAAAATCACCGGCTGCCGGGACCTGAGCCAGTCCGAAATCGACGGCATGAACTCGATCAAGGCCCTGGAGGCGGATGCCGGCGAGCTGTTCAAGCAGATTGGCCAGATCGAGGGTGTTGACCAGCGCCTGCTGGCCCTGGCCAAGAGCAACCTGCAGCAGGGCTTCATGTGGTTCGTGCGTTCGATCGCTAAGCCGACTGACTCGTTCGCATGAAATCAGCCATACGGTTCGCTCAAGGCTGGAGGGTAACGTGTATCTAGAGGAAGTCCTTGTCGTAAATGTCGAGGGCCTTCTGGCACGGAATTTCCACTGATTCGTTGTTGGCGGTTTTGAACATTATCAGCGTGTCCAACGGACCGCTGCTCAGCACTACAAGGAAATCTCTGGGGCTAACAGCGACGGCACCGCGCACAATGACTTTGTCAGAGAATCCAGCTGTCATCAGCTTCTCCCAGGCTATCGCATGCTTCTCTTTTGCAGTTTCGAGCTTGGTTTCCGGTATCGAGCCCTCTTGTGCGATTGCAACTTTCGCTGCAACGAACAAAGCTATCAGATCCTTCGCATTTTCATCGGTCATCAGAGCGGTGCCTGTTGGAAGACGGGAGCTTCTACATGGGGCTGATTCTTAATTTTTCAACCGTGAGCGTACAGCTGTGAGTCGACCGATCCCGCCCGGAAGTCTGCTCGAGGCAGTGTTCCTAGAGCTGCAACCGGCTCCTGAAATTTGGCAATGGGTACAGAGCGAGATCCTGGCCGACACCGGCAGCATCCACAACGAAGACCACGCTCACCTGATCGACGCCAACATAGGCGTGCTGTGGGCATCGACTGGGTTCGCCAAGCAGGGACGCATAGTCCTTGGCCAGGCTGAGCAGCTGATGTTCCGTGCTGGCGGATGGCAGAAGGCCCGGCAAGAGCAGCAGATGCGTGAGTGGTTCGGCGAAGAGCCGGACTTCCTTATCACGCTGGCTGCAGACTACTGCGCCCAATGCTCTGACGCTGAGTTCTGCGCTCTCGTTGAGCACGAGCTATTCCACATCGCACACAAGCTCGACAAGTACGGTGCGCCGGCCTTCACCCAGGACGGCATGCCCAAGCTTGAGATGCGCTCACACGACGTCGAAGAATTCGTCGGAGTGGTGAGGCGCTACGGTGCAAGCCACGACGTACAGCAGCTGATCGACGCTGCAAGTCGGCCGCCTGAGGTGGCCAAGATCAACATATCGAGGGCCTGCGGAACCTGCCTACTCAAGTCGGCCTGATTTTTGACAGGTTTTGACGGATGACAAACCCATGGCAGCACTACGAAGCGAGGTCAAAGCCTTCATTGTTCAGGCTCTGGCCTGCTTCGATTCACCCAGTCAGGTGGTGGAGGCTGTCAAGAAGGAATTTGGGGTCGAGTTGAGTCGCCAGCAGTGCGAGTCGCATGACCCCACCAAGTATGCAGGCAGGGGCCTGGCCCAAAAGTGGGCTGACCTGTTCCATGAGTGCCGCAAGCGCTTTCGTGAAGAGACAGCAGATATCCCGATCGCCAACCGCGCGTTTCGTCTCCGCAGCCTGGCAAGGATGGCCGAGAAAGCGGAGAACATGCGTAACCTTGCTCTGACCGCCCAGCTTTACGAGCAGGCCGCTAAGGAGTGCGGCGATATGTACGTCAACCGGGCCCGCAAGGAAGAGCCGGACGACGAGCCGCTGATCCCGAGCCGGATTCAGGTCGACGTGGTGGATGCGAGGAAGCCGAATGCCGAGCCTTAACATACCCCAGGCTCAGTTCCTCACGTTGCCCCACAAGTTCCGCGCCTTTGTTGCTGGCTTCGGGTCGGGGAAGACCTGGGTAGGCTGTTCGGCACTGAGCAAGCACTTCATGGAGTGGCCCGGCGTCAACGCTGGTTACTTCGCGCCAACCTATCCGCAGATTCGGGACATCTTCTATCCGACCATGGATGAAGTGGCCTATGACTGGGGGTTGAAGACCAAGATAAACCAGGCGAACCATGAGGTTCATATCTACAGCGGCCGGCAATGCCGCGGCACTGTGATCTGCCGGTCGATGGAGAAGCCGCAGACCATCGTCGGCTTCAAGATCGGCCACGCCCTGGTGGATGAGCTGGATGTCCTGACGTCGATCAAGGCGCAGCAGGCCTGGCGCAAGATCATTGCCCGGATGCGCTACAACCTGCCGGGCCTGAAGAACGGGGTAGACGTCACCACGACCCCTGAGGGCTTCAAGTTCGTCTTCCAGCAATTCGTGAAGCAACTGCGCGACAAGCCGGCGCTCAAGGAGATGTATGGCCTGGTCCAGGCCAGCACCTTCGACAACGAGCTGAACCTGCCCGACGACTACATCCCGTCGTTGATGGAGTCGTACCCCGAGCAACTGATCAGGGCCTACCTGAACGGCCAGTTCGTCAACCTGACTTCGGGGTCGATCTATCACGCCTACGACCGCAAGCTGAACCAGTGCTTTGACACTGTGCAGGCTGGCGAACCGCTGTTTATCGGGATGGACTTCAACGTCGGCAAGATGGCGGCGATCACCCACGTCAAACGCGACCAGGGACTCCCCAGGGCAGTCGATGAGCTGATCGATGGCTACGACACGCCGGACATGATCCGCCGCATCAAGGAGCGCTACTGGCAGCACGACGGCAACGACTTCAAGAAGACGTGCGAGATCAGGATCTATCCGGACGCTTCGGGCGACTCGCGCAAGTCGGTCAACGCCAGCATGACGGACATCGCCATGCTCAAGCAGGCCGGCTTCTCGGTCATCGCGCCTGCGGCCAACCCGCCAGTAAAGGATCGGATCAACGCCATGAACGCCATGTTCTGCAATGCCCAGGGCGAGAGGCGTTACCTGGTGAACCCGTTTACCTGCCCGACCTACGCCGACGGCCTGGAGCAGCAGGTATGGGCACCCAATGGCGAGCCCGACAAGTCACAAGGAAACGACCACGCCAACGACGCCGGCGGCTACTTCATCCACAAAGAGTTCCCGATCGTGAAACCGGTCACCTCGCTGAATATGGGATTTGCCCGATGACAGACGTCACTTTCACCCGCCCCGAGTACGACGCGGCGAGAAACCGCTGGCGCTTGGTGCGCGACGTCTGCAAGGGCTCGGAAACCATCAAGGCTGCTGGCGAGCGATATCTGCCGCGGCCGAATGCTCATGATACGAGCAGGGAGAACCGGGAGCGCTACGACGGCTACAAACAGCGGGCCGTGTTCTACAACGCCACCGGCCGGACCAAGCACAGCCTGGTGGGTGCCGTATTCCGTACCTGGCCGACGCTGACGGTCCCGGGCGCGCTCGATTACGTGGCCAAGGATGTCGATGGCCAGGGCGTGAGCATCTATCAGCAGTCCCAGTCAGTGATTGGGCACCTGCTCGAGGTGGGCCGTCACGGGCTGCTGGTGGACTACCCGCAAGTTGATGGTCAGGCCGTGAGTGTTGCCGATATGGCGTCTGGCCGTGTCCGTTCGACGATCAGCAGTTACCCGACGGAAGCGATCAAGAACTGGAAGACCCGCAAGGTTGGTGGCCAGCACCTGCTGAGCCTGGTGGTTCTGGAGGAGAAGGTCGATGTCGACACCGATGATGGCTTCGGCAGCAAGCAGGTAACCCAGTATCGAGTGCTACGTCTGGATGCAGAAGGAAACTACACCCAGGAGGTGTGGGAGGAGGGCTCGGGTCAGACCTCCATGGTCATAGCCCCTTTCACCCCGTTGAACGGCGCAGGCCAGCGGTGGAGGGTGATCCCTTTCCAGTTCCTAGGAAGCGAGAACAACGACGCGAGCATCGACGACTCTCCGCTGTACGACATGGCTGAGATCAACATCGGGCATTACCGCAACAGTGCTGACTATGAGGATGCGGCTTACCTGATGGGCCAGCCCCAGGTTTACATGGCTGGCCTTGATGAGCAGTGGGTGAAGATGCTGGAAGAGAAGGGGATCTACTTCGGTTCCCGGGCCATTCTTCCGCTGCCCCAGAACGGCACCGCCGGCATTCTCCAGGCCCAGGCCAACACCATGATCAAGGAAGCCATGGACGCCAAGGAGGATCAGTTGATCGCCCTCGGCGCCAGGTTGATCGAGCGTGGTAGCGCAGTGAAGACGGCCACCCAGGCCGACAACGACAGCGCCGCCGAGCACAGCGTGCTGTCCTTGATCGTGAGCAACGTCAGCGAGGCCTATTCGCAGTGCCTGGAGTGGATGGGCGAGTTCCTGAACGTCGCCGGTGAATCGCTCTACAAGCTGAACCAGGACTTCACGCAGATCAGCCTCGACCCTGCGATCCTTTCTGCCTTGTTCAACGCTGTGCAGGGTGGCCGGCTGCCTGAGGCTGACTTCTGGCAATACCTGCGCGACCGCGGCGTCATCGATCCGGAGAAGACCGACGACGAGATCCGGGATGAACTGCAGACCGCTGACGCGGGCCCGCAACTGGATGACCTGACCGGAGGGGCTGGTGATGGCGGCAAACCAAGCGATCCTTGATGCCACTATCCGGCACGCTGTCTTCCTCGAGCAGCTGAAGTCGGGAGAGGTCGAGAAGTTCGGCCCCTTCCTCAAGGAGATCGACAGGTCGATCCGCGACCGCCTGGCCCGCGCGGACCTCACTGAGTACACCGCTCGGCGCCTTGAGGTGCTGCTGCAGGAAGTCGACAGTCTGCTGCTGGGCATCTTTGACCGGTACAGCGAGAAGCTGAACCTGGACCTGGTCGACATCGCCAACTATGAGGCGCAGTTCGAGGCTACCAGCCTGACCCGGGCGGCGCCGGTGGGTGTGTCCTTTGAGGCTGCTGTCCCAGGCGCTGCAGCGATCAGAACGGCGATCCTTTCCAATCCGCTCAGTGTGCGCGGCGTGGATGGTGGGAAGCTGTTGAAGTCGTTCATTGATGGTTTCACCGCCACCGAGCGGCAGCGTCTCACGGGCGCTATCCGGCAGGGCTTCTTCGAGGGCCAGACCAACTTCCAGATCATCAAGAACATCCGCGGGACAAAGACGCTCAACTACAACGACGGCATCCTGGCCACGACCAACCGCAACGCCGGCGCCATTGTGCGGACGGCAGTGCAGCACGTCGCCACCCAGGCGCGCATGGAGACGCTGAAAGAGAACTCCGACGTCGTCCAGGCCGTGGAGTGGGTCAGCACGCTGGATTCGAAGACTACGCCTCAGTGCCGAACGCTCGACAAACATCGGTTCAAGCTGACCGAAGGGCCCAGGCCGCCGATCCACATCAACTGTCGCTCGACGGTGGTGGCGGTGACCAGATTCAGCAAATTGTTTGCTGAGGGTGCTACGCGCGCCTCTATTGGGGATGATGGACCGCAGCAGGTAAGGGCGGATCTTAGCTATTACGAGTGGCTGATGCAGCAGCCGAGCGCGTTTCAGGTTAAGGCGATAGGCCCTAGCCGCGCCAAGCTGCTGCGTGATGGTGGGTTAAGCGTCGTGCGATTCAACGAGCTTCAGTTGGACCGAAATTTCTCACCCCTAACCCTTGAGCAAATGAAAGCCCTAGAGCCGCTTGCATTTGAAAAGGCAGGGCTGATATAGCCCGCTTAGCCGGTTAGTCGACGAGTTCAATCGCATTTACGGCGCGGGTAAATACGCCTTCGTAGCGTTGCTTGCAACGGCGAAACTTTCCAGTCGATACCAATGCATCAATCACTTCGGTCGTTGCTTGCATGGTGTTTTTGTAGCGCAGGTCATCAATGAATTCGCGACGGATGATCGGGTCCAGGGTCATGAGCTGGTTCTCCGGATAAGCCGTATAGACCTGAGCTCGTTGGTTGATAGCAAGGTGCTTGATGCCGTGCTTTTGCAAATAGCTCACCAGGTCAGGCACATGCAGATAAGCATTAAGACCGCCATAAGGAAGTTTGATCATGGTTTGATCCTCGTTAACAAGTGGGTGGGTTTGAGCCGCTGGCTCTAAAGCTGACCTACCTGCTACGAGATCCCGATACGCAGCGATTGGCATCACTGCAAAGATCGCTTCGCCGTTTTCACCATGAATGAATTGTACCGAGCTCATTTACCGTTCCTTTTGCTTTGTTGTGATTCCAATGTAATTACAATGAAGAATTAAATCAAGTTTTTTCTTCGCAGGCAGGGCCTGCATCTACGTCTCCGGGAGACACCTCATGCTGAAATTCCAACTGGATACCCTGGAAGGGGTAGACGAATCCGTGCGCGCTTTTTACACCGAGAAGGATGGCAAGTACGTCTTGGGCATTGAAGGGTTGCCACAACCAGAAGACGTATCCGGCCTGAAGTCGAAGGTTGAAGAGCTGCTGGCTGAGAAGAAGTCCGAAGCCGACAAGCGCAAGGCAGCTGAAGAGCAGGCTCGCCTGGAGCGCGAAGAGGCGCTGCGCAAATCTGGCAACGTCGAGGAACTCGAGAAGTCCTGGTCCGAGAAATACAGCCGCCGCGAGGCAGAGCTGAATGGCCAGCTCGAGTCGGAGCGCAGCACCCTGCAAGGCCAGATCCGGGATCTGACCGTGGGGCGCACGGCTACCGAGATCGCAACCACCTTGGCCATCCCAGGCAGTGCAAAGGCACTGCTCCCCCATATCGAACGCCGGCTGAGCGTCGAGCAGCGCGACGGTAAACCAACCGTGGTCGTGCTGGACCAAGCCGGCAAGCTCTCCGCAACCACGCTGGAAGAGCTGAAGAGTGAATTCACGAAAGACCCTGCGTTCGGTCCTCTGATCGCAGGCAGCAAGGCATCTGGCGGCGGGGCCGGCGGTGCTGGAAATGGCGGTGGGGCCGCTCTGAAACGCTCCGAAATGTCCTCAGTCGCCAAGCGTGAGTTCATCACTGCAAACGGCCAGGACGCCTATCTGAAATTGCCCAAATAATGGAGTAACCCATGGCGACTACCGTCAACTCGGACATGATCGTCTACAACGATCTTGCCCAAACCGCTTACCTGGAGCGCATCCAGGATGTGATCGACATCTTCAACGCCTCTTCCAACGGCGCCCTGGTGCTGGACAACGAACTGATTGAAGGCGACCTGCGCAAGCGTGCTTTCTACAAGCTCGGCGGCTCTATCGCTCACCGCGATGTCAACTCGACCGCCGCGGTGGCCGGCCAGAAGATTGGCTCCGGCGAAATGGTCGGAGTGAAAGTCCCGTTCAAATACGGTCCTTACGAGACCACCGAGGAGGCCTTCAAGCGTCGCGCGCGCTCGCCGGAAGAGTTCTCCGAGCTGGTGGGCCAGGACTATGCCGACGCAGTGCTGGAAGGCTACATCCAGTACGCCATGGCCGCGCTGAAGGCTGCCATCGGTGCGAACCCCAGTATGGTCACCAAGGCCAGCTTCGCTACTGACGGCAAGAAAGCGCTGACCAAGGGTATGCGCAAGTTCGGCGATCGCTTCGGTCGCATTGCGTTGTGGACCATGGACTCGGCCACCTACTTCGACATGGTGGACCAGGCCATCACTGAGAAGGTCTACGAAGAAGCCGGCGTGGTTATCTACGGTGGCCAGCCTGGGACCATGGGTAAGCCCGTCCTGGTATCGGACACCATCCCGACCGAAACCATCTTCGGTCTGCAGGCTGGGGCGATCAAAATCACCGAGTCGCAGGCTCCGGGCTTCCGTTCGTACCCCATCAACACCCAGGAAAACTTGGCGATGGGCTTCCGCGCTGAGGGCACCTTCAACCTGGACCTGCTCGGCTACAGCTGGAAGGACGCCACCGGTGGGGTGAACCCGAACCTGGCCGCGATCGGCGCGGGTGCCAACTGGACCAAATACGCCACCAGCGACAAGGTCACCGCCGGCGTTCTGATCGACCTGTCCGCGCCTTAATCAGCGCCTTCCTCAGCAAGCGGTTCGCATTGAGCCGCTTTGGAGACTCCTATGGAATTGACTTACTCTGCGCAAACCACGGACTTTGATCCCGATAAGCGCTATCGCAACCCGCAGTACTTCGATAAGCCAGAGACTGGTGTGACCAAGGTCACTGTTGTGGGTGATTGGCCGGTTGTGGTCGAGGCTTACAAGGCCGTCCAGGTTGAGGTGGATATCGTCGAACCCGGTGGCGCTGTTGAAACTGATCCGGCCAAAATGGGTGTGGCAGATCTGCGTGATTGGCTCACTGCCCAGGGCATTGAGTTCGATCCGAAGGCCCCGAAAGCCGAAATTGTGAAACTCATTCCAGCGAGCTGATTTATGGCACTGATAGTCGAGGACGGCACCGGGAAGCCTGACGCTGAAAGCTACGCATCCGCTGAGGATCTGGCCATGTACGCCGTGAAGTTCGGTGTAACCATCCCCGCTGAGGTGCCTGCCCAGGAAGCCTTGCTTCGCCGCGCGGCTCTGGCAATGGATGGCATGACCTGGAAGGGCCGCAAGACCAGCAGCGAGCAGGCTCTGGCCTGGCCGCGCCGGGAAGTGTTGCTGGATCAGGAGATCAAGCCGAACAACTACCTGCCAGCGCGGATCCAGTATGGCCAGCTGGCCCTGGCGGCCGAGATTCATCAGGACGACATTGACCCGATCGAGAAGCGCAAAGGCGCGGTAACCCTGGAGCGTGTCGAAGGTGCGGTAACCCGCGAGTACGCCGCCATCCCGAACACCAGCGGCCGACTTTTGCCAGCGGCGCCGGACCGGCCGAGTGCTACGCAGTTTGCTGACTATCTACAGAAGCGCGGGCTGTTTGCAGTGCGCGCATAGTTGAAACGGAGCCACCATGGCCTTCTACGACGAAATGGCCGTGATGGCTCTGGAGATGATCACGGAGTTCGGCCAACCCGTAACCATCCGCGACATCAAGCCCGGCGAGTACGATCCTGATACCGACTCGGCCGGCCCTGACACCATCATCGAGCAAACCGCTCAGGGCATCCTGCTCGACTTCACAGGCCTGGAGTTCCAGAACAACAGCCTCATCAAGCAGGGCGACAAGAAACTCAAGGTCGCCGCTCAGGGGCTGGCGTGGGCGCCGGATCTGCTGAACAAGGTGGTCATTCAGGGCCGGACCTGGTCCATCATCCCGCCGCTGAAAGAGATCAACCCAGCCGGTACGCCGATTCTGTACGAGCTGCAGGTGCGGTCATGAACCGCTACGCCGGCAGGAATGGCAGCTTCGCCGAGAACATCCGCCAGTTTGCCGAGCAGGCCCAGGCCGGCATTGACGCCACCTTTCGCGAGATCGTGATCGAGATCGGCAGCAGCGTGATTCGCATGTCTCCGGTTGGCAATCCGGAGATCTGGGCGGCCAACGTGGCGCACCGCGCAACCAATACACGCGCAGCCGACGACTACGACTTCAAGGTCTCGGTGCGCAACACGCTGATCAACCTGGACGAAAGCAACTTCACCAAGGCCGGCAAGCTGCGCCGCGGTGTGAAGTATGCCAAGCCCCTGACCAAGACCGAGCGTGACCAGAACTTCAACGTGAACGGCCTGGTCGCCGGGAAGGACTATGTCGGCGGTCGCTTCCGGGGGAACTGGCAGTTCTCGATCGATACACCCGCCGACGGCACGCTGGATCAGGTCGATCCTTCTGGAGGTGTGACCCTGGCCAAGCTGCGGCTGCAGGTCGGGCAACTGACAGCAGGCCAGACAGCCTACATCGTGAACAACCTGCCTTATGCGGTGCCGCTCGAGTACGGGCATTCAAAGCAGGCCCCTGGCGGCATGGTTCGAATCACGCTCGCCAGGTTCCAGCAGATCGTCGACGAAGCCATCAGGAACAACCAGGTATGAGCCATAACGTGATCGCCACGATCTACCAGGCCCGGGTTATCGCCTGGGCGAAAGCCAGGGTACCGCCGCTGAAAGTGGTCGTCGAGAACGAGGCCTACACGCCAAAGGGCGGAGAAACCTACCTCCGTGCCTACACGCTGCCGGCGGATACTGCGAGCAACACCCTGGGCGGCGATCACCGGTTGTACACCGGCGTCTTCCAGGCCAGCGTTGTAACGCCATCGGGCAAGTACCGCGGTCCTGCTGTAGGCCTGGCAGATGAGATCAGTGCGCTGTTTCCGCTGTATGAACGGAACGAGAAGGCCGGCCTAACGGTGGTCACCATGACGCCACCAGACCAGGGCCCGGCTATTCAGGGAGACACTACCTACACCGTACCTGTGTCCTTCCAGTACCGCGCCGATACCAACTGATCGTCATCGCGCTAGAATCGCGTGCATGCAGATTGGGTGATCAGGGTTACGCCATGGATGAAGCAACAAAAGCACGCTTACAGTGGCTGGATGAGTCAGCCGATAACCACGGCTGGAACAATCGAGAGGAAGTCAGTGCAAGTGAAAGATGCATCTGTAGCGCCTGCGGCCAATGGTCTGTTCCAGCTCAAATAACGAGATGGTACGAAGACAAGCATGCTTGTTGCCCTCACTGTGGACTTGCCGGCGTTGTCGTTGGATCCAAGTCTAGACTGCCACTTGAAGAGTACGAACGCTGTCGATTTCCTGAGTAGCGCTTCTGCTCCATAAATCGCCCATCGGGCAACCCTACAAACCCGCCATTGAGCGGGTTTTGTCATTTCTGAAGAGAGGAAACACCCAATGGGCTACAAAATTCCCAATGGCGGCACCTTCCAGCACGCCGCGACTTACGCCACCGCTCTGTCCTTCACCGCAATTTCCAACGCCTCCGAGGCGGTCGCCACCGTTGTGGGCGCCGACCTGGACGCCGGCGATATCGTGCTGCTGACCTCCGGCTGGAGCAAGCTGGACAACAAGGTGGTGCGCATTAAAGCCGCGACTGCCACGGCGATCACCCTGGAAGGGATCGATACCACCGATACGCAGCTGTTCCCGGCTGGCAACGGTGCAGGCACCATGAAAAAGATCCTCACCTGGGTACTGATTCCGCAGGTTACCGACCTGGCTTTCTCCGGCGGTGAGCAGAACTATCTCGACGTCACCTTCCTGGAAGATGACCAGGGCAAGCAGATCCCGACCGACAAGTCCGCGGCGAGCATGGTGCTGACCATCGCGGATGATCCGGTTCAACCCTTCAACGCGGTGCTGATGTCGGCTGATGCGGGCAAGAAGGTGCAGGCTGCACGGCTCAACCTCCCGGGCAATGACACGCTACTGTACGGGGCCTACACCTCGTTCTCCAAGCAGCCGGCGGTATCGCGCAACAACCTGCTTACGCGGACGGTCAACCTGGCGCTGCAGTCCGAGCCGACCCGCTACCTGACCGCGGTGGTGTAACCCATGGCCAAGTTCTCGCTGATCCAGAACCCAACCTTCAAGGCTGACGTGCTGATCCCTCAGTTGGGCGGCGAGCCGGTGAAGGTGGGGTTCGAGTTCAAGTACCTGGACCGGACCGGCTTGGCCGAGCTCTACGCCGAGTGGGGCGAGCGGCACAAGGCCCTGGGGTTGAAGGCTGACGAGATGGACCTGAAAGCATTCACCGCAGCCCAGATCGACCTGCAGGTGGATCAGGTGAAGGCTGTGGTGGCCGGTTGGGACTTCGAAGAAGAGTTCAACGACCAGAATATCCGCATCCTGGTCACCTCGATTGTCTCGATACCCAGCGCGGTATTGGCCGCATATTCCGAGGCGTTCAACCAGGCCCGCCTGGGAAACTCCTAAGCGCCGCGCGCGCACTCTACGAGCAAGGGCCTTCGGCTGAAGAGCTGAAGACCTTTGGCTTTCTGGTGGGTGATCTCACCGGCCAGGACTGCGAGGTCTGGCCAGACAACTGGCCGGCCTTCACCGTTTTCGAAGCGATGAGCACCCAGTGGCGGGTCGGCGCGTGCGGCGCTACCGGTCTGGACTACGGCGTCCTGCCGAGTGTCATCCGAATGTGTGGCGTGCCGGCTGCCTCCAGGCAAAGCATTTTCAGTGACATCCGGCAGATGGAGGGCGAGGCCCTGGCCGTAATGGCTGAACAGAGAGACAACAAATGAGCACTACCTTCGCTTCGCTTGGCATTGCGGTTGAGTCGTCTCAGGCGGTCAAGGCTGCCGATGACTTGGATAAACTGGTCGACGCGGCCGAAGGGGCAGAGAAGGCCGTCGATGACCTTGGCAAGGCTGGGGAGGGCCTGGCCAACACCGGCAAGAAAATCAGCCAAGCGGAGGCGGAGGCCGCCCAGGGCATCGATAAAGCGACCAGTGCGAAGGAGCGCCAGGTCGATGCGAGCCGCAAGGCCGGGATAAGCGCCGCCAGCGAAATCGCAATCATCAGCCAGCTAGACAGGGCGATGACCGGCAATATCGACAGCATGGAGAAGCTGGTCCAGGCCGAGGGATTGCTTGAGCGGGCCCGCAAGGGCGGCCTGGTCACCATTGAACAGCAAGAGGCCTATCAGGAGCGCCTCGGCAAATCCTTCGACAAGATCGAGAAAGCCGAAGCCAAGGAGATGGCGCAGAAGCAGCGCCTGATTGATGCCGAGAACCGGCAGATCGAGGCGCTGAAGCGCACGGTCAACAGCATCGATCCCCTGAATGTGAAGCTGGCCAAGCTGGAGGCGCAGGAGAAGGCGGCGCACGAGGCTTTCCGCCTTGGTGCAATCAACGCTGACCGCTACAGCGAGGCCCTGGCCAAGGTCGGCAAGGATCGGGCTGGCATTACTGCTACAGAGGGCGCATTCGACAAGCTGAAGCTCGGCACCCGCCAGGCTCAAGAAAACGTCATGCAGCTGACCAACGCCCTGCAATCTGGGGATTGGGGAAGTGGTGTTCGTGCGGTTGCGCAGCTTGGTGCTGGAGCCGGTGCCAGTGCTGCTAGCCTTCTCGCGCTCGCGGCGCCTATCGCTCTTGTAACTGCTGCAATCGGTGGCCTTGCTTACGCCTATTACAAGGGCAGCGAAGAGCAGGATGCCTTCGATAAGTCACTGATCTTAACTGGCGGATCGGCCGGGCTTACCGCTTCCCAGCTTGGCGTCATGGCCAAGCAAGTCAGCGATATGGTCGGGACAACAGGGCAGGCCGCGGAGGTTCTGACCACCCTTGCGGGTAACGGCAAGATTGCTGGAGAGAGCTTTCTGGGGATCACCCAGGCCGCCGTGTCTATGCAGGAGGCAACAGGCAAGGCGGTGGGCGACACGATCGCCGAGTTTGTGAAGTTGGCTGATGAGCCCGTTAAGGCCTCTGCCGCGCTCAATGAGCAATACCACTATCTGACCACGTCGGTTTATTCGCAGATCGTTGCTCTCGAAGAACAGGGGCGACATGCGGAGGCGGTAAAGCTGGCCACCGATCAGTATGCGGATGCGATCAACGACCGGACGCCCAAGATTCTGGAGAACCTCAGTCTCTGGGAGAAAGGTTACAACCTGGTCGCAAAGGCTGCGGACAATCTGAAGAGCGCAGGGCGCAGCCAATCCAACGCGGAGCGGATTCAAACTGCAAAGGAGGCTCTTGAGCGCCTTGAAACTCGAGGTGGCAGCGAGAGAATACCGGGCGAGGATCCTGTTTACATTGGTGAGAAGGGAAAACAAAGCCTCCGCGATTACATCAAGGGATTGGAAGTAAAGGACGCAGCAGAGACCGATTACGCGAAGAGGCAGAAAGAGCGTAACGCGATCATGGAGGCCGGCCAGAAGGCGATTGATAAGCTTGATGCGAGAAAGAAGGCCACAAGATCTAACGCAGACAAACGCAAGGATGAGCTGGAGGATCTGGAAAAAGAGCTTGCAGCTCTCCGGGTGTCTGATCCGACTAATAGTCGCTTGACCAAGGAAAGTGTTGATGGTCAAAAAGCGGCGATTAACAGCAAGTACAAAGACACGAAGACCGCCGCCAGCGCGGTAGACCTGACGGCCTTCAACAACTCGAAAAACAACCTCACCGGCATCCTGTCCGAGTACAAAAACGCCCAGAAGGAACTGGACGCAGCGCAGAAGTCTGGGCTGGTGTCCCAGGCCGACTACCTGCTCAAGCGTGAGGCCTTGATCGGCAATGAGCGGGACGAGGTCACAGCGGCCTATGAAGCGGAAATTGCGGCACTTGAGGCCGCCAAGGGTAAGGCCAGTACCTCCGCCGCCCAGCGCATCCAGTTGGACCAGAAGATCGCCGATGCCCGAGCCGCCATGGTCAAGGCTCAGCGGGACGCTGATACCGAACTGAGTGTGCTGGCCAAGAACGAAGAGGGCCGGCTGAAGAAGCAGGAACTGGCGGTCAAGACCTACACCAGCGCCCTGCAGCAGCAAGTCGACACCTTGCGCGAGCAGGGCCTGCGCGCTGCCGCGGGCCTTGGCCAGGGTGGCCGCCAGCGGGACCTGACCAACCAACATAACGCGATCGACGACCGCATAAACCAGCAGAAGCTGGACCTGGCCAACCAGTACGGCGATGGCTCCCGGGGCATGAGCCTCGACGAGTACACGCAGAAGCTGCAGGCATTGGAAGCCACCCAGCAGAAGCTGCACGACACCGTGGTCAGCAACTACGACGACATGACGGCAGCTCAGGGCGACTGGAGGAATGGAGCATCTTCGGCCTGGCAGAACTACCTGGAGTCGGCACGGGATGTTGCTGGCCAGACCAAGAGCCTTTTCACCAACGCCTTCGGCTCAATGGAAGACGCGATTGTGCAGTTCGCGATGACCGGGAAGCTGTCGTTCGCTGACTTCACCAAATCTATTCTCGCTGATATGGCCCGAATCGCTGTGCGCCAGGCCAGCTCCTCGGCACTGAGCTCGTTGTTCGGCATGGCGGCTTCTGCTGCTGGGTCGTACTTCGGCGGTGGGGCGGCCTCGGCCGGCTCAACGCAGGCCGGGTATACCGGGGTCGACTTCTCCAGCTATCAGGCCAACGGTGGCGGATGGGATGGCGGTGTCCAGTTTTTCAAGGATGGCGGCGCCTTCACGAACAGCATCGTGAGCAAGCCCACCGCTTTCGGGATGGCTGGCGGCAAGACTGGAGTTGTCGGCGAGGCTGGGCCCGAGGCGATTGTGCCGCTGGCCAGGACCTCTGGCGGACAGCTGGGTATCCGAGCATTGGGCGGTGGTTCAAGCTCAAGCAATAACCAGGTGGTGATTCAGCAGACCTTCAACGTCCCTGAAGGGAGCGGCGGGGCCAGCGAAGCGGACGGCCAGGTTCTGGCTCAGGCCTATGCCAAGTCCGCCAAGCAGGGCGCCCAAGAGCAGATCGCGAAGGACCTCCGGCCAGGAGGCCAGATCTACATGGCCATCAGGGGGCGCGGTTGATTGGCGTTGCCCGCTTCGGCGGGCTTTTTTTATGCCTGGAGAAAATATGGCAACTGAAACCTTTACCTGGAAGCCGAACAACGATCCTGCGGCGACCATTGCGTTTCGAACCAAGTCGGCCAAGTTCGGCGATGGTTACGAGCAGCGGGCCCAGGACGGAATCAACAACCGCTCGCAGTCCTGGCCCCTGACGTTCACGGGCCAGAAGGCGCGCATCAAGGAGATCATGGCGTTTCTCGACCGACATGCCGGCGCAACGCCTTTTTTTTGGTCTGACCCGCTGGGCGATCAAATGCTCTATCGATGCTCCGAGTATCAACCCAAGGCCATGGGGGGCGATGCCTACACCCTGACCGCAACCTTCGAACAGGCATTTCACCCATGAGCATTCGGCTAATCGATGTAGGCGAGGAGGCGAACGACGAGACCGGCGCCACGCTTCGTGACGGCGGGATCATCATTAACGAGAATTTCGCGGAGCTTGATGCTCGCACAGCGGCAGCACAGACGAAGGCTGAGCAGGGTGTGACGGACGCTGCTGCAGCCAAGGTCAAGGCGGATGCGGCAGTTCCTGGCGCAGCGCTGGGTGTCTCGGTGGCTCAGCTGGTCAGCGGAAAAGTTCCGGTGCCCCAGCTTCCGGAATTCGTTGAACCCGTTGCAGGCAAAGGGTTGTCGTCGAACGACTTCACGACCACTGAAAAGACCAAGCTGAGCACCCTGGTCAACCCAGCCTCCTATGGCGTGGGCGGACCAGCACCATTCATAGACAACATCTACCAAATCAAGGACGGGGGTATCACCTACTGGAACCAGTCGACAACCGGCAGGCCACCCAGCGGAGGCCAGGGCAACCTGATCTCAATGACTGGCGGGGCCAATGGTAGCGCCTCTACCTTCCTTGCGACCTCGCTCGATGAGGACAAGGTTTTCTTTGGTCGAGTCAATGGTGCCACTCGCCCGCCATGGAAGCAGTTCTTGCTTGCTGGCGATCAGGGTATTGGCGGACCCACCATCCCGGTTTCAGAGGGCGACTGCAACAAGGCGGTAGCTGCGGGCAACTATCGCACTATTCCCACCACTCTCAACGGGAGGAACGTGTACGGAGTGCTTGAAGTTTTCGACTACGGGGACAACGGAAACTCCAAGATTCAGCGCCTAACCGCCACTTACGGACACCCTATAGGTGAGGCTATGTGGTTCCGAACCGGGACCGACCAGGGCACGCTATGGAGTAACTGGCAGCGATTTGTAAATACTGGCAACTATGGTGTCGGCTCCGACCCTCGCACCGGCTCGCCTGCCGAGCGTGTAGGGGCAATCAATGACGCCAACGTCCTACTTCCTGGTGGAACATACCTCGTTCACGTCGAAACACTGAACAGCCCGAAGGTTTACGGGACGCTCCGCATGGAGTGGTACGACGCGAACGGCTGGACGCAGACCATTACAGAGATTGCGACCGGGTATATCTGGACTCGCGGCTGTATCAACGGCTCCATTCAGCCATGGGGGCGTAACTTTACTGAAACCGTAAGTAACGCAAACGGCACCGCCACAAAGTTTCCGGACGGAACCATGATCTGCCGTTGTGCGCGCAAGGACTCAGGCACAGCAAATCTCGCGATTCCGGCGAACCTTTTTATGTCCTCTGGCATTGCCTTCACGTGGCCGGTTCCATTCGTTGGTGAGGCACCGATAATCGCGCACTCGTCCGAGACTACAGCAGTTACCCTTGGCTGGTCCGTCATTAACGTACCCCCAACGCTTACCGGTATATCGGATGTCAGACTTATCGCGCCGAGCACTGGCGCAGTCTCGAAAATATCAGTAATCGCTGTAGGGCGATGGAAATAAACCCATGATTATCAACTTCTCGCCGGTCCACGCCCCAGACTGGACGCCGCTCAAGTCGGTGTTCGTCCAAGGCCTCACAATCACTATCAATGGCGAGTCTTTCGATTTCTCGCCCCTGGGCAAGGGATACGAGCTATCGCTTGAGGCTATCGGGTCCCCGCTGTTCGCCGACAAGGCTGTCATGTCCGGTGACGGTGTTCTGGCAGTCACTCTGCTGATGCCCTACGACGAAGCGACTGCCACCCATGCCATTCGCTTTCCTGAGCCTGTGACAGTCACTGCAGACGGCCAGGTGGACATTCCCACCGATCACCCAGCACAACCTCCTGAGATCCCAACCATCGAAACTATCGAGGAAGACCATGGACTTCTCGCAGAGCAAGAAAACGTTCACTGAGCAGGATCAAAGGGGGCAAGAGGCCAGGGAGTACCTGCAGCAAACTGACTGGCTTGTGGTACGCAAGCTGGAAACCGGCAAGGACATCCCGGCGGACATCGCAGAGAAGCGTGCCGAGGCGCGCAGCCTGATCTAACACAGCAGCACCCGACCACACCCGCCTAGAGCGGGATTTTTTTGCCTTGAGGAAACACGATGCCAATTACGGCCGATATCCAGACCTTGGAGCCTGGCGCGTGGGTGGAGCTTTTCGAGCTCGACGCTACCGCGCTGGGCGCCGAGCTGTACCGCTTTCACGGCTACCCGCAGCAGTCGTCGATCTATTGGCAGGGCGAGGAGTATTCGCCCTGGCCAATCAAGGCCGAGGGCTTCGAAATGACCGGGCAGGGCGCCCAGCCTATGCCGACCCTGTCTGTCGGCAACGTTGGCGGGTTCATCACGGCCCTGGTGCTGTACTTCGAGGATCTGGTGGGGGCCAAGTTGATCCGGCATCGAACTCTGGGCAAGTACCTGGACGGCCAGCCCGAGGCGGACCCTGACGAGGAACTGCCGCCGGACATTTGGTACGTCGAGCGCAAGGCTGCCGAGAACAACGAAACAGTGCAGTTCGAGCTGGCCTCAGCCTTGGACTTCGCCGGGGTTCAGCTGCCGCGCCGGCAGATCGTGGCCAACGTCTGTTGGTGGCTCAGCTGCGGCGGTTACCGCGGGCCCTACTGCGGCTACAACGGCGGGCCCGTGGCCGACGAGAACGACATCATCGTCACCGATGCCTCCAAGGACAAATGCGGCGGGCGCCTGAGCAGCTGCAAGCTTCGCTTCGGCGAGAACAACCCTCTGCCTTACGGCTCATTCCCGGCCGCAGGCCTGCTTCGGAGCTGATCATGAACAAGTCCACCCGCGCCGCCATTGAGCGGCATGCGCTGGCTGAGTACCCGCGTGAGTGCTGCGGCCTGGTGATTCGCGAAGGGCGAAAGGAGGTCTATGTACCTTGTCGCAACACGGCCTCGACGCCCAGCGAGCATTTCCGCCTGGCGCCCGAGGACTTCGTCGCCGCCGAGGATCGCGGCCAGGTGCTGGCGGTCGTGCATAGCCATCCAGACTACCCTGCAGCACCCAGCGAGGCGGATCGCGTCTCCTGCGAGGCCTCCGGGCTTCCCTGGCACATCCTTGAGGTCCGCAAGGGCGATGACGAACAGGTGCGCCCAGGCGAGTTTGTGAGCTTCGCGCCTGAGGGCTACCAGGCCCCGCTGATCGGCCGCAAGTTCGCTCACGGCGTGCACGACTGCTTGAGCATCATCCTCGACTTCTACTGCCGCGAAATGGGCATCGACCTGGGCCAGTATGAGCGGGAGGACGGGTGGTGGGAGAAGGGCGGGAACCTTTACCTGGAGAACCTACCCGCGGCCGGGTTCAGCCAGGTCAGTGCGCCGCAGCACGGCGACATCGTGCTGATGCAGATCCGGTCGAAGATGCCGAACCACGCCGGGGTATACCTGGCCGAAGGTGTGCTGAAGACCGAGCCCCAACACTTCCCGGCGCCAGGGTCGATTCTGCATCACCTCTACAACCGGGACAGCAAGCGGGACACCTACGGCGGGTACTGGCGAGAGGTGACCGTCAGCTACTGGCGGCACATGGCAAGCAATCTCACAAACACGGCATAGCGGATAGCACTCTGTCGCGCTATCCCTTCAGCGAGTACATTTTTTTTAACTGTGCTGGTGTCAGCGGAGGAAGTTTCTGCGTTCGCCTGACCCCGATCCGTTTATTTTCGGTGTGCACGTTGAGCGGATAGTAACTCGCACCATACTCAAAATTGCCTTCGCAGGTTTGCACAAGCCATGCGCCGAGGCGTACTCCGTTGCTTCCAAAGGTGGATCGGTATTCGTCCAACCGACTCACACAGCCGTCTTGGAAGTCCGCTTTTATCAGATGCTCCCATTCTTGGGAGACTTCGTCATTGGCAGCGCCGGCAGTTGAGGCCAGCAGAAAGATGAGGGCAAGAGCTACTCGGCTCGGTGAGGGCATTACTGCAAGTCCTTTGCGTCTGCAGGGTGGTAACATCAGGTTTCCAGCAGCACAAAGCCCAGTCCCACGTTGGGCCCTGTGCATCTGGTACTATCCCGCTTCCGCCTGAGCCATCTTCCAGAAACCTTCCAGATCATATTGAGGGTAAGGTCGGGTCGCTGTCGGGAAATAGTTGTCCAACTGCTCCAGCAGGCTGAGAGCGAAGCAACGAAGCTCGCTGGTTAGCTTTGTGCCGTAGGGCATGAATGTGCAGCAGCGGTCAGTCCTGCCAGACCAACCCTCAAGGGCATTTATGAGTCCCTGACGGACTGCTAAAGCAGCCAGTACGTCATTCGATGGGTTGCTCAGCGCAGTTTTCAAAGATATTAGTCGGTGTGGCATCTAAGTTCCTTCTGATCATGGCGTGTAAGTCCGCGCGGATGTACCCGGCTCTTGGCCGGGCTTCAGTTGCCTGCTGATTGAGTCTCAAACATCTGACGGATCGTATGGTCGTGCTCTTGCTGTGTTGCGCGGTACAGCAGCAAGCAGGTCGAGACGTTTCACTACAACCAGGCTGCCGTAGAGCGCTTCCGAGAGATCTTGCAGGACATCTAACCCTCCCATTTTCACGAACCCCGCCCATGCGGGGCTTTCGTGCTTGAGCGTAAATGGTATTCTCCAAGAAAACATGGAGAGTTGTTATGCGCTGGATTTCACTTCTGCTTCTGTCGTTATTTTTAGTTACTGGCTGCGCCTCAAAACCGACCCCTGAGCAAATACAGGCGGCTGATTATGGAGCCTCTGTGTATCAGGAGGACGCCGAGAAAGCAGTGAAAAATTTCTTTGGCATTTATCTGAAAGACCCCGACTCAGCTCGATACAGCTTTGGCACGGTATACAGGGGGTACATGGTAGGCAGCGTTTTTGAAGGCAGGAAAATTGAGGCAGGATTTCTCTTGGATGTGACGGTCAATGCAAAAAATAGTTACGGTGGATACGTTGGCGCCAAGCCTTATAAGTTTCTCATCCGGAATGACAAGCTAGTCGGCGGGTGGGAGATCGGCTCAAGCGGTATACCAATCAGAATCCGGTAAGCCAATTTTTGTCTTTGTATCTCTGTTCGAGAGGTAATCATGCGGATACTGATTGGGGTGGTTGCGCTGGCGCTGTTGGCGGGATGTTCAACCCCATCTGACTTGATGGCAGGAAATCCAGTCAGCACCCACATTTCTACGAAAAAACCCAAGGACATTGCGCTCTGTGTGTATCCGGCATGGCAGGACTACAGGTCCACATCTGTGATGAGCGAGACCCAAAATGGATATCGGATTATTGCTGGAACTGACTCTGGCCAAACCGATGATGTTTTGAACATTGAGCTTGCTCAGCAGGGTAGTGGGAGCATCGTCAAGCTCTATCAGAGAGCTTCCTGGTCGCAGATTGGTCGAGGCGGTCTTGTCCCCTCGTTGAACAGGTGTTTGTGAACGCCGAATACTCAAGCCGCCTACGGGCGGTTTTTTATTGCCTGGAGAAAATATGTCTGCTGAAAAGATGCAAACCGTCCTGCTGTCTGGCTCCCTGGCTAAGCTATTTGGCCGTCGGCACAGGATGATTACCCGGGGAGGTTGGCGGGACATCATGGGTTATTTCAAGCAGTTTCCGGGCTTTGAGCAGCATATATCTGAGAGCTCAAGCAAAGGACTGCGCTATGCGATCTTCAATGGGAAGGAAAACCTTTCCGAAAGAGATCTTGTAAAACCAACCGGGCGTGATGCTGTACGGATTGTCCCAGTCATTTCAGGATCGAAGCGCGCGGGCCTACTGCAGACAATCGTGGGTGCGGTTCTGATTGCTGCTTCCTTCATTCCTGGATTTCAAGGGCTTGCCCCAGCAGGTATTGCAATGGTTGCCGGCGGCGTAATTCAGATGCTCAGCCCGCAAGCCAAGGGCCTGGGCACCCAGGACAGTCCCAATAACCGACCAAGCTACAGCTTCAACGGCGCCGTAAATACCAGCGTCCAGGGCAACCCGGTCCCGCTGCTTTATGGGCGGATGATCGTCGGCAGCGCGGTGATCAGCGCCGGGATCTACTCCGAAGACCAGATGTAAATCGAACCTGACACCAGGCCCGCCATGAGCGGGTTTTTTTTCGCCTGAAGGAAAGTCATGAACCAGCACATTACCGGCAGCAAAGGCGGCGAGTCGAAGCCGCGGCCGTCTGTCGAGGCCCCCGACAGTCTGCAGAGTACCGCCTATGCGCGGATCCTCGACCTGGTGAGCGAGGGCGAGATTCAGGGCCTGGTCGCGGGTGAGCGCTCGGTCTATCTCGATGAGACTCCGCTGGCCAATGCCGACGGTACCCGGAACTTCAGCGGTGTCACTCTGGACGCTCGCACTGGCAGCCAGGACCAGCTACATATCCCGGGCTTCCCAGCGGTCGAGAGCGAGATCGCGGTGGGTGTTGAGCTGAAGTATGGCCAGCCCTGGGTTCGTGCTGTGCAGAACCTGCAGCTATCTGCCGTGCGCGTGCGCTTGTCCACCCCGCGCCTGGCCCAGACGAACACCAGCAACGGCGACACCAATGGCTACATCGTGCAATACAAGATCGAGGTTTCCACCGACGGCGGGCCCTATGTGCAGGTGCTGGCCTCGGCGTTCAGCGGCAAGACCTCGACGAAGTACGAGCGCTCCCACCGGGTGGACCTGCCGCCGGCGAGCAGTAACTGGCAGATTCGCGTTACCCGCCTGACGCCGAACAGCACCTCTGGCGCTATTGCGGACAAGACAAGCATCGACGCCATCACCGAGGTCATCGACGCCAAGCTGCGCTATCCGGGCTCTGCTGTCGTCGGCCTGCAGTTCGATGCCTCGCAGTTCCAGGCGATCCCCACCCGGTCCTTCGACTTGCGCGGCCGCATTATTCGCGTGCCGAGCAATTACGACCCGGAAAGCCGGCTGTACTCCGGCATCTGGGATGGTTCGTTCAAGTTAGCCTGGACTGATAACCCGGCCTGGATCTTCTACGACCTGTTGCTGCACTTCCGCTATGGCCTGGGCCACCTGCTGAACGAGGGCCAGGTGGACCGGTGGGAGCTGTACCGCATAAGCCAGTACTGCGATCAGCTGGTGCCGGACGGGAAGGGCGGCCAAGAACCGCGGTTCACCTGCAATCTGTTCCTGCAGACCCGCTCCAACGCCCTGGACGTGCTGCAGGACCTGGCCACTACCTTTCGAGGCATGTCCTACTGGGCCGCCGGCTCGGTCATGGCCATTGCCGACATACCCGAGGACCCGGTTTACACCTACTCGAACGCCAACGTGACCGATGGCAAGTTTGGCTATTTCGGCTCGGCGAAGAAGACCCGCTACACCGTGGCCCTGGTGAGCTGGAACGATCCGGCCGACTTCTACCGGCAGAAAGTCGAGTACGTCGACGACCAGGCCGGTATCGCCCGCTACGGGATCCAGCAGACCGAAATCACCGCCACCGGCTGTACTTCCCAGGCCCAGGCGCAGCGCATCGGCAAGTGGGCGCTGCTGACCAACCGCTTGGAAACCGAAAGCGTGGGGTTCTCTGTGGGCCTGGACGGCACCCTGGCACGCCCCGGGCAGATTATCCGCATCGCGGACAACGATCGGGCAGGGCGCCGCATTGGTGGGCGCCTGCGCTCTTCCACGCTCGACAGCCTGGTACTGGATGCCGACGTGAAGGCATACCCCGGCGACACCATCACAGTGATCATGCCCACGGGCACTGCTGTCTCCCGCAAGATCAAATCGGTCGGGTATCCGCTGACCTGGGACCGCAAGGGAATCAAGTGGTCGAGTGGTCGCGTGACGATGGATACCACCGGGTTTCCTGCTGAAGTCCAGCAGGTGGTGCTGGAGAAGAAGCTGGATGAGCTACCGCCCCAGCATTCGATGTGGGCGATTGACTCGACAACCCTGGCCACGCAGCTATTTCGCGTGATGTCGGTTGCTGAGGACTTTTCCGACTCAGAGATCAAGTTCACGATCAGCGCGGTGCGCCACAACGAGAGCAAGTACGGCGCAATCGACAACGGCACGCGCATCGAGCGGCCACCGGTGACGGTGATCCCGCCGAGCGTCCAGCGACCGCCGGCGAACGTGACGGTGAGCAATGACCACTTCGTCGACCAGGGCAGCGCGGTCAGCGTCATGACGATTGAGTGGGAGAAGCCAGAAGCGGCGATCGCCTACGAGGTCTACTGGCGAAAGAACGATGGCGACTGGATCTTTGCCGGCCGCACGGGCACCACATCCATCGATGTGAGCGGGATCTACGCGGGGCGGTATGTGGCCAAGGTGCGGGCCATCAACTCGCTCGACATCGGGTCGGTGTTCGCGACCTCTGTCGAGACCGTACTGAACGGCAAGACCACGCCGCCGCCGGTGCCGTCGTCCTTCACGGCCGAATCGATCGTATTCGGCATCAAGTTGGCCTGGGGCATCCCGGCCGGAGTCACCACCGCGGATCTGCAACGAACTGAAATCTGGTACAGCCAGACCAATCAGGTGGCCACGGCGACCAAGTTCGGCGACTACGCCTATCCGCAGACCGACCTGACCATCATGGGCCTGGCCGCCGGCGTGCGGTTCTTCTTCTGGGCCCGGCTGGTGGACCGCATCGGCAACGTCGGGGCGTTCTACGGGCCGGTGATGGGGCAGTCCTCCGCCGATGCCGGTGTGATCCTTGAGTACCTGAACGACCAGATCACCGAGACGCAGTTGAGCCAGCACCTGCTGGAAAAGATCGACTCGGGCGGCGGTGCCCAGATAGAGGTCGAGGCTCTGAAAAGCGAGCTCGCGGCAATGTATTCGATCAAGACCCAGCTCACGGTCGATGGCAAGCCGTACCTGGCCAGCATCGGCGTAGGCGTGGAGAACGACGAAGGGATCATCACCAGCCAGGTGCTGGTCGCGGCCAGTCGGTTCGCAATTGTCGACCCGAATGCCGCGGAAATCTATTACCCGTTTGTTCTTCAAAACAATGCCGCCTATCTCGACACTGCATTCATAAAAAACGGCTCTATCGACATGCTTAAAATCGGCAGCAACTTGCAGTCTGAGAACTATGTGGCTGATGTTTCGGGCTGGGCGTTTCGTCCGGATGGAACATTCCAGATGATGGGCAACGCCCCCGGAGGAGCAAGGCTGATGATCAACAACAAAGGACTGTATGTTTTCCATCCGAATGGCGTTAAAGCCATCGATCTGAGCGTGGATGCAACATGACGATAGGTCTTATCACCCGTGATAGCAGCGGTGTAATAACCGCTGACATGACCAAAAATCTTAGCCAGATGATTGGTCATGTCATATCGAACAGAGCTAACGGCACTGTGACGTTCACGATTCCTCCTGGGAAGATACCGATAAGCATCGTATCCCCCCTTGAGCCATGCATGAATACAGCGGGAAAACTGCCTGGCGTGATCATGACGAGCACGTCAATGTCATGGACATACAACATCCCTAGCGGCTTTCCGATGAACTGCATCATTTACTACGGGTATTACTAATGGGCCCAGCGCTAATCGTTCGCAAAGAGTCTGAAGAGATTCTTTATGACACGTCTAAGTCGGTATACGGGCTGGTCAAAAGCGGACCCGTTGAGTATCACGGGATTTGGAGGAAGCTCCATCCTGCAGGAGGGCCAAGCCCTTACTACGACAATATTTACAAGTTCACGGTAGAGAACTGTGTGAACCCAATTGTGTACGTAACAGGGACGTGCGGAAAGCCATTCGCGTCAAAGGAGGGTACGTCAAGCGTCTTCTACTTTGCCGGACCTGTTGAGGGTATCAAGGTCTATTGCTTTGATGTAATGGCCCCAATATTCAAAGGGCCAGCACTAAAAACTCGAGATGAAGACGGAGGCTTCACGTTCAACAGCCTGCAGAGGCCTTTAAATATCATTGGTACGTCAACACCACCGCCACCATCGCCACCATACCCAAACGGAAGGGTTGCGCCATTCCTCGGCGGCTATCAAGTGTTAGTGCTTGATCAGCCGCTGCTGCCAAGCAGGGCTGGATTTCGCGGGTACTTCTACACGGTGCCGTTGAATCCCGCAAAGACCTATGCGGCAAATATCCCGTGGAGCAGGGGTTGCTGGCTGGCATCTCAGCTGGGTCGTGACGAGGTGTGGCAGACAGGCTCGCAAGAGGGGTGCTCAGGTGACACCGGAAGCATAACCCATAGTTTTTGGACGTCTCCAGAGACGACCCACGGGACCGTACACAGCACGACGCCAACGGGATGGTTCTCGCTCACTGTTAACCCGAGACCGCAATGCACATACATAGATGTATCTGAGTACCCTTATCCGTTCAATCCGCAGTAGTAACAGCAGCGTATGAATGCACCCGCCTTGCGCGGGATTTTTTTGCCTGGAGAAAAGTAATGCCAATCACAGAGCAGCAACTGCTGCAGATCCCCCAAGCCCGCCGAGTGCGGATTTTTTTGTGCCTGGAGTTTGACCATGACCATTCAGAACGCCCGCGGCGTCCGCTCTAACAATCCTGGAAACATCGACTACAACCCACGCAACCAGTGGGAGGGGCAGCTCGGCCTGGAGGTCGGCGTACCGAAACCTCGCTTTGCCCGCTTCGATACCGCCGAGAACGGCATCCGCGCCTTGGGTAAGCTGCTGCTCAACTACCGCGGCAAGGACGGCATGCCCGGCGTGGGCAAGCCCGGTATCGACACGCCCCTGGAGTTCATCAGCCGATGGGCCCCCACCAACGAGAACAACACCCAGGCATACGCTGCAGCGATCGCCAAACGCCTGGGCGTCGGCTTGCGCGATTCGATCAACATGGCCGACCCCAATACCCTGCGCGAGACCGTGCTGGGCATCATCGTGCACGAAAACGGTGGCAACCCTTACCCGGATGTTGTGGTTGAGGAAGGCCTGCGCAGGGCCTTGAAATGAGCGTCGGGGCCTGGCGGACGGTTGGCGCCTTGTTGCTGGTGGTCCTGCTAATCATCGTCGGCGCAGCTGCTGCCTGGAGAGTCCAGGACTGGCGCTATGGCAAGCAGTTGGCTGAGCAGGCCCGGATGCATGCCGACACGCTTAATCAACTGAGCCAGACCGCTGCCATTGCGCAGCGGGCCGAGCAGGACAAGCGCCTGGCGATTGAGCAGCGGCTGGCGGCTAGTGAGCAAACCCATTTTAGGAAAATGAGTGATGTCCAACGTGACCAAGATCGCTTGCGCGATCGCCTTGCTTCTTCTGATCTGCGGCTGTCAGTACTCCTCGACGCAACCGAGGTTGCCAAAGGCTGTGGAGTGCCAGCCACCCCCACCACCAGCGGCGTGGATCATGCAACCGTACGAGCCCGACTTGACCCGGCGCATGCTAAACGAATTGTCGCCATTACCGACGAAGGCGACCGTGGACTGATCGCATTACAGGCGTGCCAACAGTATGTGTGGAATCTGCAACATTGATCTTAAAGGTAGTTAACTATAAAAGTGACCTCGGCGTTGGCGCTGCCCGCCTTGAGTTCATCCGTAGTCAAGCGGTAATAAGTAGCTGAAAGAGGAATGTTGAAGTTTTCGCCCGTGCTAGTGAAGTCATTGAATGGGTAGGTGATGCCCAATGAGATTGGTTGGCCCACGCCGTCCATCAGTTTTAATCCGATGCCTCTGGCAGTTGAATTGGAGTTCAATGCCACGATTCCCTGTTGCTGATCAATTACTTGAGAAGTTGCTTTTAGGGCGTATGTGACTTTTTGGATGCCAGATTGACATTTATTCAGTTTGATGTTGAATTTAACATTGCGCGGTGTGCTGCCGATGTTACTGAATTCGTATAGGTGGTAATCATCCCCCATTTGAACTGACACATCAGGAGTCTCGCAGGAGGCAGTGTTCAATACAATTGGATTGACTAGGTTGATCTTAACAAGGTCAAGATTGCCGTATTGGTGCGCTCCAAGGTAGCCTGAAGGGATCTTACTTTTTGATGAAAGCTCACCTGATTTTATTATCTCAAGGGTGTAGGTCCGAGCTGGATCAAGATAATTACCACTAAGGTATCTATCTGCAGATAGATAGCCGTTTTGAGAGGTATTTATTTTAATCGATAGTCCAGTTTTGCCCAGGGGAAAGATTTTGCCACTGGTAACGCTACCAAATGTCGGGTTTAGAGCAAAGATAAATGGGGACGATGTAGAACACGTAAAACCTTGCTGCGGTGCAGTGACGGTCTCTTCGTAAACCACGGTGCCAATGGGAGCATCTCGAGGTATCGTCAATGCAGCCGGCGCGCTGGCGTAGTTAGCCGTGAACTCTTTCCCTTGAGTGAAAGAGCAATTCGCGGCTATTGCACTCGCTGAATAGGGAAAAATTAGGGCGACTGAAATATTCAACAGAGCGCGTAGTCTATGATATTTGTTTGAGTCAAACATTTTTGAAAGCCATGATGAAATTCAGTGTCGGAGGCATATCCTATTGATGTTGTACCTTTGAGAAAATCAGATGATTCTTAGATTTTTTTGCTGAGATAATTTTACGGCAGTGGCTTGTTTAAGTTGAAGGGGGCCGGAGAAGCCTGTCGTTCCACTGGCCACGGAGACGAAGGATTAATTGCTCTGTAGGTCTAACAGGATTGTGTTCTGAGTCTGAAACGCGGATGGCCTCAAGCCATTTGGTGGTGGGGCACTAGTCACGAGTTGTCATTTTTTGTTTGAGTGATTATGTGATGTGAATGGCGAAGCGACTGACTAAACTCTCGTTTCTTAATAACTATCGTCTGGGCAACGGTCGTTGTTGTGGTTTATAGGATGGAGTGGTGAAGGTAAAGGTGGGGAATGTGGAGGTGTAGTGCTGGGCGAGTAGATGCAGCGAGAAGCGGATCGGCTGCTGGCGCAAATTGTCCGGGCAGATTCGATGATCATCGCTGTGAGGGCGGTGGCACGGGCGGATGTCTTCGTGCTTGGTCTGGAAACCTGCGGTGCTTTGCGCACCGATGATGCTGAGATGCTGTAAATCATTTTTGAAGCTTCTCTGGTGGAGCGCCTTAAAACACTGACCAAGAGCTGATCAATCGACTGGATTAATCAGGTCGGAGCCTTGGTTTCGGACATTCCCTACCGCCCGGTCCACTTTGAACCACTCGAAAGCCTCGGCTGGCTCGCCCTGATGCAAGGCCATCTGTTCCGCGCGCTCCTTGGGCGTTGCAGCATCGAGCCATTCCCGAGCCAAGTCCGGGGCCAGGACCACCGGCCGGCGGTCGTGAATATCGACCATGCCGCCGGCGCTGTCGGCTGTGATGATCACAAAGCCGTCGTGCTCGCCCTGGTCCGGGTCGGGCAGCTGTCCGATTGAGGCGCAGAGGATAGGGGAGCAGTCACGGTGCCGGATCAGATATGGCTGCTTCTTCGGGCCGCCTTCGTCCACCCATTCAAACCAGTTGTCGATCGGGCAGATAGCGCGGTGCGGCCAGATCTGGCGGAAGAAGGGCCCGTGAGCCACTTTCTCTACGCGCGCATTGATCGGCGCGGCGCGGTCGGTGGCCCAGTGCGGCCGCCACCCCCAGCGCACGGCGTCGGCGTGTAGTTTGTCTTCGGCGACGTGGAAGAGGGCGAGCTGCATCGTCGGCGCCGCGTTGTAGCGCCCCAGGGGCTGATCACCGACGTTATTGATCAGGGCCCCGGGCAGGCTCAGGGCTGCGACGAATTCGTGAATGCCGTGGTATTGCGAAAGTCGTCCGCACATAGACGTTTCTCCCTGCAGAGGAGAAAGCATAGCTCCGTCTGTCGGCGTCAATTCGCTTGCACGCCAAGTGGTGAAATACTGTTCATATATACAGTTTTGGCGTGATCCCCCATGAATTTTCTTATCGTTCGCCGCAGGGAGCGTGGCGCAGCAATACCTTCAGAAAGGCTCAGCAAGATCCAGCCTGTCAAAGGAGACATCCATATCCTGGAGAGCCACAGCCAGGCGCTGGGACGACCTTGCGTTCAGGCCTGGATATTCAAAAGCGATCCAGGCCCCGATGTGTTTCCGCGACTGCTCGATGCAAAGGTCAACGGCATGGCGCAGCTTGGGATGAACATCAATGGCGTTGAGGAAGTTGATGGCGCCTTGTATGCGCAGTCATGGTGGTGTCGGGTGGAATAG